ACCGGAGACGGGATCCGTGTCCAGGCGCAGTCAGCCGATCCGGAGTGGAACCGATTGGCCGAAACATACTTCGCCATGTGGTCATCCCGCTGTGAAGTGACACGGCGTTTCTCCTTCGAGGAATGCCAGGCGCTAGTCTGCCGGGGCATGGACATCGACGGCGAATACTTCGTCCACAAGACACGCGACCGAGCAGGCGAACCACGTATCCAGCTAATCGAATCTCATCGCATAGGCGACCAGTTCGGATCAAAGGAAACCCTTGACGGAGTGGGCCTCGATGCTTGGGGCGCACCCGTATTCTATCGTGTGATTGAGGATAGCGGGAAAAGCCGCGACATGCCCGCCGAGTCCATGCTCCACCTTCACGAACCAGAGTGGGCAGGATCATTGCGCTGCCACCCGACCATCCAGCACTCAATCAATAACGTGCTCGATGAAATGGAACTCCTCGCATTGGAAAAACACGCGGTGAAAGACAATGCCGATGTGTCACGGGTTCTCAAGACCGCGCGCGGTGAGATCGACGATAATGGGGATTTTGTTGTCGGTGGCGCAGGTATTTCAGGAGATGCAAGCGATCCGGTGACGCTACAAAAAATTGTCGGCGGTAAGCTCGTGGCCCTCAAACCCGATGAATCGTTAGATAGCTTCCAGTCGAACCGACCGTCGCCTACTTTCACCGGCTTTTTGGAACACCTACGCCGTGATTCCGCGCTTGGGATGATCCCCTTTGAGTTTGCTGCGGATTCGAGCAAGATTGGTGGAGCAGGTGTGCGCTTGATTGTAGCGAAAGCCGACCGTCGTTTTTCATTCCGCCAGATGATCCTTGAGCGTCGCTTGATTCGCCCTGTCTGGTCATACGTCATCGGCGATGCGATTGATCGCGGCATTCTTCCTCCTGTCAATGAATGGTGGAAAATCTGCACTGTTCCCCCGAGGCGTGTGACTGTAGATGCTGGACGCGAAGCCCAACAAAATCGTGCAGATGTGGAGATGGGACTAAAGACGCTTTCCGATCACTTCAATGAACAAGGAGCGGACTTTGGTGAGGAGATCGAGCGCCGCGCCAGCGATGCGCAGCGCATCCTCCAAATAGCCGAAAAATATGGAGTCCCGGTTGAGATGCTGTGGAAGCCCTCTGGTGGCGCGTTGACACCGCCATCCGGGCGTGAGTCCGGTAATTCAAAATCGCGAGTGGCTGATTCAGCCTGAAGCTCTGCAATCCATGGCAGCCTCTCTACGGGGGCTAGTGGATCGCGGTGGGATGCTTCCCAAGCAGACGGTTGAGAATCCGCTGCTTTCTGTCGAGGACGGCATTGGCATAGTTGCCATCGAAGGGCCAATCCTCCGCAAACCAGACCTCTTCGCACGGATCTTCTTTGGTGCCACGAGTGCCGAAGAAATCGGCGAGGCTATTCGCGAGGCATCTGGCCGCGAGGACGTCAAGGCGGTGTTACTCAATATCGATTCACCCGGCGGGACTGTGACGGGAACTCCTGAGTTGGCCGCCGCCGTAGCCAACCTTAACAAGCGAAAGCCTGTCTATGCGTTTTCCTCTGGCCTCATGTGTTCCGCTGCCTACTGGGTGGCTAGTCAGGCCCGTGCGATCTATGCCACACCATCAGCCCAAGTCGGCTCCATTGGCGTGGTGCAAGCTGTAATCGACAACAGCGCGGCACTCGATAAGGCGGGCATCAAGGTCGAAGTTTTTTCGGTCGGAAAATACAAAGCGATTGGCGCACCCGGCACCCCGCTGACAGACGACCAGCGAGAACTGATTTCATCGAACCTTGCCGAGATTGCCCGCGACTTCCATGCGGCGGTTCTTGCCAAAGGGCGTGCGATTCCTGCCGAAGCCATGGAAGGCCAGACCTTCAGTGGCAAGCAAGCACAGCGTCACAACCTTGCGGGAGTAGTTGCGGATCGGGCTGAGGCGATGAGCCGCCTTCGGGTCTATCACGCGTCGGTTGACACCGGATCACGGGCAATGGACACCACTGTCGAAACCGAACTCGCCCAGGCACGCGCCGAACTGACCCAGCTTCAGCGCGATCACCAAGCTCAAGCTGATCTTCTAAGTGATGAATCGGCTACCGTTACTTCGCTGCGCGGCGAAGTGGAAACGCTTTCCGCCCAACTCGAAACGCTGACCGGCGAACGCGATTCGGCCACGGAGCAGGTTTCCACGCTGCAAGCCCGCATCACGGAACTCAATGCGTCGCAGTCTGATTTCGACAAGCGACTGCAAACCGAAGTCGCCCGAGTCGTCGCCTCCACCGGCACCACGATGCCAGCCCGCGTCACTCCCGCCGGGGACAGCAAGGCCGCCGTCACTCAAGCCACTTCGCTTCAAGACCTCGTCGCCGAATACACGCGCCTCGTGAACGCCAACCAGCCCGACGAGGCCGCCGCCTTCTACCAACAACACCTCGCCTCCCACTTCAACCGCTAAGCCGCCATGTCCAACAGCAACGCCACCGTCAATTCCCCGCTGATCGCCCAAACGGCGCTCAACACCCTGCTCGCGAAGTTTCCGATCCTGAGCCGCATCGCCACGGACTTCTCATCCTCCAGCGTGAAGTTCAACCAGGACATCGTCACCCACATCGTCACGCCAACCGTGGCGCATGACTTCGACCCTGCCACCGGTTACGTCCCCGACGACCAAGCGCAAGTCGATGTCACTGTGAAAATCGACAAGCACGCATACGCGGGTTACTCGATCACCGATGTCGAGCGTTCCACCAGTGAAATCGATCTCAACCAACGCTATGCCGACAAGGTGGCCTACGCGCTCGGTCGCAAGGTGTGTGATGATCTGATGGCACTCATTATCGCCGCGAACTTCACCAACGAAACCGAGGTAGCTCAAGCCACCTTCGGACGCGACTCGGTGGTGGACATCGGCACCAAGCTCAACAAGCGCTTCATCCCAGACATGGGCCGCTTCATGTTCGTGAACTCGGACTACTACAACGCGCTCCAGAAGGACGAGGCACTTTACAAGGCATACATCACCCCGGCCGCCAGTAACGTGGTCGTCAGCGGCATGCTGCCGGACGTGAACGGTTTCGCCGTCATCGAATACTCGGCACTCCCAGAAAACGCCGAGAACCTAGTCGGCTTTGCCGGTATCCGCGAGGGCCTCATCATGGCCGCTCGTGTGCCGGACGTGCCTACCAACACCGGCGACACCGCGATTCGTGTGGTCACCGACCCGCGCACTGGACTCTCCGTGCAAGTTCGCGACCGCTACGACGGCCGCCTTGGCAAGCAGGAGGTGAGCTTCACGCTCATGTATGGTTTCGCCAAGGGCAGTACCCCAGTCATCGAGCGCATCGTCAAGCCCACCCCCTAACCCATCCTTGGTTGTGGTTCATCAAATGCCCTCTCCGGGAAACTGGAGGGGGCATTTCGTTTTGACAGCCGACCCGTGGCATGAGCCTCGATTCTGAAATCCTCAGGGACTTCCACCAATTACTGGCCGAGCATGGAACCAGCGCCACCTGGAAAGACATCCCATTGCACGTGCTTGTTAGCCGTGTTCGCAGCGACCAGCAGATTGAGATCGGCGGCTTTGTGGAATCGCCTGAACTGAACCTGCGAGTGTTGAAATTATCTTTCTTGGGCGAGCTTCCCAAGTTCGGCGAGCGCATCGAGTTGGATGGCAGGGACTACCGGATTGCCAAGGTCGGATTCCATCCCCGCTCGCCAATCATCACCCTCAGCCTGACCAGTACCGATGAGTAATGAAGTCCGCTTCGCCGCCAAGATGCAGGGTGCCAGTGAAGTTATCCGCTTACTCAAAAAGCATCCGGAGAAAATCGGCCGCACCCTAGAGTCACTGGTGAAGCAGGAGGCACGCGGGCTGGCGGTCGAGTTGGCACGCAGCACCCGTCCGCACGGGTTTTCAGAAAAGGCACACAAACACGGCCAGAGAGCCGTGGCCAAGGACATCAGTAGCGTGTTCGCCCTGCCATCCGATGCCTTTGAGGAAATCCGCAAGTCGGATCCTAATGCCGCAGACCGATTCTGGGCCAACATCCAAAACCGCAGATTCTCAAGAGCACAAACCGCGCTACGGTCCTCAAGTTCGGCATGGAGTGATCTCATCGTGGGTCGTCTCGATCCGAATCTTCACGGATGGGGCAAATTTGGCGGTAGAATGCCCAAGCAGATCGTCAATAGCCCCAAGACCCGGGAAACCTACATCCAGCGTATCCAGAAGCGGGTCGGCTTCGCCAAGGGCACCTGGATCAATGCGGCCAAGTCGATTGGCGGACGGGTCCGAGGCGCAGCTCAATGGGCTAGTCGTCACCGCAAGGCACCCGGCAGCGCAAAAGTCCGCGTCGGAACAAAGCCGTCCGTCACCCTCGTCAGTCACCTTGACTACATGGACGATGTCCTGAGCTACACCGGCATCAAAATCGCGCTAAATGTGGCCTCCGGAAAACTCCGCAAGGCCCTGGTGACATCGGTCAGGAAGATCAATGAGCGGGCGAATCGGTCACTCAGAAGGCGAGCGGGTTGACTTGATTTAACGATCAGATGTCCACCCTGATCGAATACGCACTCACATCCAGACTCGCCGCATGGCTCAACGACAATCGGCCTGAAGCGATTCCTGAATCCGTCCCCATCCACGTCGCCAACAAAGACGAACTTCGCTCCCGCCCGTGCATCGTGCTGGCAACTTCGGAAACCAAACCAATCCCGGCCATGCGCCACACGGCACGACTCAAACTCGACGTCCATCTGTTCACTCAGGTCGATGACACGCCGATTTCCGATCACGCCAACTGGGCCGTCGCACTGGTGGATGCTCTCGCCGGAATTCAAACACTCAAGGTAGCCCTCGATTCGGAAACCTTCTGCCTGCATGACTTGTTGCTTCGCGATTCTTCGACGGTGCCCGACGAAACCCGTGGCCGCGAAACCGTCATCAGTTACGAGCCTGTGGTTTCAGCGGTGTGACCTCTCGGTTGACATCCCAACCGGGAGCAAATGGCCGCATCGCTCCTTGGCAAAACCGGAAACTGGGGAATCCCCCAGGATGAATCCGGCATCTTGATCACCGACTTGTCTTTCGACTTCTCGAACCAGGAGAAGACCGTTCTCGACAAGGGCGGCGAAATCATCGGCCTGTCGCTCTACCAGGAAATGGCCGAGATCAAACTCTCTGGCCTCGTTGCCAAGGACTCTGCCTTCAACGGCAAAATCGGCGTCGCGCTCACCTTGTCCAACAGCGTGCCTGCGCACCTCAACCAGAGCGGCGGCATAACGATCATCACGCAAATCAGCCGCAGCCTCAACAATGAGGACTTCGAGAAGATTGACGTCACCGCCAAGCACTACCCGCACGTCACGGGTTCCTGATCCCCCTTCCAACCTGAGATCCATCCATGAACGCCGTATCCCATCTTTCCTCAACCGCGACCAGCAACACTTGTCTGGCTGCGGCACTCACCGCCATCGGCATCGAGCTTGCCGAAAAACCATTCGTCCGCGTCGTCGGCGATGGCATTCGTGGCGAACGCTTTGTCTGGTTCTTCGAGCCACAGAGTCCGGATGGTAAATTCCAGACCAAGGACATGATCGCTGCATGGAACGACGATGCATGGCACGTATCCAATCCTGAGCACCCGTTCGCTTACATCAAGTGTGCCCTGCTTAACCGCGAGCGGCTGGTCGATAAAGTGAAACAGGACGTGCCGCTCGCCTGCGTGAAGCGCCGGGGCAAGATCGCCCTGTTGTCCCTCAATGCTTCGCCCCGCACCGAAGATTTCTTCCTCCGCCACCTCTGAAGCCATGGACGATCCAAAGCGACAACAACTCCAGTCTGCCGCATTCTCCGATGTGGAAACGATGATCGGCAACAGCCTGATGCGCCCGCTTTCACTCGCGAGCTATGACGTGCTCCTGCGAACCGGCAACCCGCTGGTGAGAGGTGAAATGCCCGAGGAAGGAACGCCGGAATTCACATCGGCACTCATGGGCTTCGTATTCGTTCACTGCGCTTCGTGGCCGGATGTCGTGCGTGCATCCTTCGACGACCACCGATTCCGCGAAGAAGCATTGATCTTCTGCGGTGATTTCACGCCGTCTGATTTCCACACTGCGTTCAAACGGCTTGAGGAACAATCAAAGCAACTGGAGGCGGCGCAGGTCGAACCCGCATCGGAGCTGGGCGGAAAAAAGTCATCCCGTGCGATGAGCCGGGGTTCCTAGCCGCCCAAGTGTTCGCCATCGCCGCCGAGACCGGATGGTCAGAGGATCGAATCCTTTTCATGCCACTTGGACGGCTCGCCCAATACCAACACTGCCTGTTTCGTCGCAATGGCATCCGCACCCGCTGGTCCAACGCCACCCCGGATGGAACCAGCGTGAAATCCCAACTCCAGGCTCTCAGGGAACAATGGGAGCAGGCGGACACCAGTCCATCACCGGGTTGACTGCACCTATCTCTTGATGAGCACCCTCACCGTCACACTTGGAGCCGACATTTCCGCACTGAAGCGGGCGATGGCGACTGCCGGGGATGTGGTGACGGCATCCGCTCGTCGCATGAGTAAAATCACAGGTGCCGGACTGGCAGGTCTTGGCAAAGGTGGTGCGCTTGCATTGCAGAAGGGCTTTTCTCTGAGCGGTGTCGCGCTCAAGGCAGGCATCGGTGGAGCCCTTGCAGGTGGAGTTGCTGCCATTGGCGTTGGCGTAAAGGCGATCAATTCCGCCGCCGACTTTGAGCAAACCAAGGTGGCCTTCACCACCCTCATCGGTGATGCGGCCAAAGCCGAGGAAACACTGGCCAAGCTGCGGGAGCTAGGTGCGCAAACACCGTTTGAATTTCCAGAGCTGGCAGACGCGGGACGCAAGCTGATCGCATTCGGCGAATCGGCGGACACCGTACCCGAAACGTTGCGCCGGATCGGCGACATCTCCGCCGGTATTCAGGCTCCAGTCAATGAAATCGCGGAACTCTACGGCAAAGCGCGTGTCCAGGGGAGACTCTTTGCCGAGGACATCAATCAGCTAACAGGACGAGGCATCCCGATCATCCAGGAACTCGCCAAGCAGTTTGGCGTATCTGATTCAGAGGTGAAGAAACTCGTGGAATCCGGTAAGGTCGGATTCCCAGCCATCGAGCAGGCATTCATTTCGCTCACATCGGAGGGCGGCAAGTTTTCAGGAATGATGGAAGCTCAGAGCAAGACGACTTCTGGCCTATTCTCCACACTCAAGGACACAATCAACGAGGTGCTTCTCACTCTCGGAACGCCCATCAATGACGCGATTCGCCCGCTGGTGGCCGAAGCGATCACCCTGTCGCAAAAACTCGCCCCATTGGCCAAACGTGTCGGCGAGGCTGTGCGCGATTCAATCCAGTTCGTTATTGCCGCATTTAAGAGCGGTCAACTGATCAGCCTGATTATCACCACGCTCAAACTCGGTTTTCTAACGGGAGTCAACAGCCTGATCGACGGATTTCGCACGGCGGTCGGATTCCTCTGGAACGCGATCACCGACGGCACCATGTGGGTCAATCTCGGCAAGCTCTATCTGGGAGTGGCGGTGAAGTTCTACAATCAAATCCTCCGTGGCTTTGAGGCTGCCATCAACTTCCTTGCGGCAGGAATGGAGTGGATCGGAGGTATTCTAGTAAAGCAGATCCTCAAGATTCCAGGCATGGAGAAACTGCTTGGATTTGGCGCGCAGGACGTGAACACCAACTTCGGTGACCTGTATAACAGCAGGAAAGACGGCAAGCTCTTCGGTCTCGATCTCGATGGCATGGAGGATTTCGGCGATAAGCTCACGTCCGAGGGATCAACAGGAATCTCAGACCGACTTGCTGCAGCCGCAGCGAAAGCCATTCAGGACACCGCAGCCAAGGGTGAGTTCATCGATACAAGTTCCCTGCAGCAGCAGATGACCGGAATTATGCAGAAGATCCGCGATGCGATGCCGAAGCCGGAAGCGATCAAACAGGCTGCAGCCAGTTCCGCAAAGACGGCTTCGCCACTACCTACCCCCACCGCACAATCCAAGGGGTTTGAGCCGATTGTCACGTCGCTTGGAAAAATCGGAGGTGGTGGGTATTCATCCGGTGTTCTGGACGCCCAGCGCGAAAACAACCGACTGACTGCTGAATCCAACCGCCTGCTTGTGAAAATCGCGGGTGCAAAGACAGCCTCCACTGTGGCCGCCTTCGGTTGACGCGCCCCACTGTGGCGTGAAGAGCAAACACATCGGGATTCCAGTGGGGCTGGTGCTCCAACCAGGGGCTACGATCAGCGTAGATGCCGAAGGCAAGTGGAGCAGCACACTCACCTATCTCGCCAAGCGCGAGGGGCTCGCCCGATACATCCCCGCGATTGGCACACCACACCCGGACTTCAGTTTCATGGTGCTGAGCGGGGTATCCGTCACCATCATGGAGGGCGATGTCGCCGAGGTAGTTTGCAATTTCGCAGGGACTGATGAGACCAATCGCGACAAGAACAAGGGGACGACCGTCTATTCCTTGGGCGTTGCGACTTCGGAAGAGCCGCTGTTGTCCCACAATCGCTACCAACACCTTCCCGATGCCGAGCGCGAGGCATTGCGCAACATCGGCTCCGGCAAGGAGCAAGACTCTCAGGGCAATTCATACCGATCCCAGGTGAGTTCTGAAATCGGATTGGAAATCCTCAAACGCTTTGACCGTGGGCAGACCTCTTACCTCGCCCCGAAGATCACGTGGCGTCAGTCGTGGGTGCAGGACAGCAAACTCGACAACTCGGATCTCAACGACATCGGCAATGTTTCCACACCCGACGGCGACCCGCCCACGCTTGGCCAAGGCCGCAACTGGCTATGCACGGGAATCACGCAAACCCAGGAATCAAAGAAGGCATTCCGGATTGAGATAGAGTGGATGGCAAGCGACCGGGGCGGATGGGACGAGAAAGTGTATTCCGACGAAGTGATGCCACCGCCATGATCGAAGGACTACCCAAGAAACGAAACCCGAAGGAACCCGTCCTTGCCAAGGACTGGAACATGATGATTGATGCCATTGAGGCACGCACACCACAACGCTGCGAGGGCATGGAGCTTTATCGTGACCGGAGGGGCTTCTTCTACCGCGCCAAGAATGCTTCTGTGGCTGGAGGGAAACCCGTGCCTCTCACCATCGTTGGTTCTCGTCCGCGCTACATACCGGCAGCGGCTCCGCCATCATCCGCTAACAACAGGCGTTTCTACATCGAGTGGGGCACGCTCAATGACCAGTTGGCCTCCAACTGGGATGCCTACTTTGACATCAGCGACACGACTTACTTCTTCGCCAAGGCAAAACTGCGGACAGGCAGCACACTCGCCGTCGAGAACTGGCAGATCGTGACCGGCACGGACTATGACAGCCACAAGACCGCCGATTGGCCGGTTGGCGCGCCACGTCCGGGCGAAGCGGTTTGTATGCTCGGAAGCGTCCAGTTCAACGAGGGAGCGGCATACATAACCAACAACGGCGGCGGATCGCTTCTCGTCAGCGAGCACCTCACCGACATCCGACCCGGAACTGGAAGCGGGGAGGTTATTTACGGCAGGGCGCTCTATTTCTACCGGCAAACCTACTGATCCCATGCTCTACAACCACCAGACATTGCTGCCATGGCAGTTGATGAAGGCCCACGACTGGAAGTCCATCGAAACGCGTGCTCCGCTGACCCCATTCTTCTTTCCTGAAGGTAATGGTTCTATCGACAGGGTGACCAGGGGATTCGGCGCGGGGGGCTTCTTCGAGCAAAACCATCGAACACGGCTGACCTCCGGCCCGGAACTGGAAGCAATCTGCGGACATCAGATGTTCCGAAAGTGGACTGGATCCTATTCGATCACGGGCAGCAAGTGGACGTATCCGGACGGGCCTGCAGTCTGCACTCCATACTCAGGTACCAAAACAGTCACAAGGACGCGCACGATGACGTTCAACGAAACACTCAACACCGTGAGTGTCGTGTGGAATGAGACTCAGGAATCGTCCGGTGAATCATTCTCCGCATCCTTCCCCTCAGCGAGCATCCAGATGACCGCCACAACCACCACGATGCACGCCGAGTGGGACGCGGAGAACGACTGCGAACATTGGAACAAGGAGGGGATCGAGACATTATCGGAGTCCGTCACATCCGGTGTCATTGACGGGTGGCTCAGTGAGTGGACGGGCAAGTCGTTCGCCTTCCGCAACGCAACCAAAGCAGGGGTCGTGGATGCTCAGGCCGGTTTCAATCATTGCGCCACTCGCGCGGAAAGCTCGGGGGCGCGATACTACAAGGTTTCCGGCGGGCAGGCGAAGACACAAGGGCCATGGTTTCGCGACGGTTGGGCCAGAGGAACTGTCGGGTCCCTGGCCGAATTTTGGAACGGCAAATTCACCGTGCTGCTGTGCCTCCGGCGTCGGAAGAACCGCCCGACCATCTATCGGGAGCCGACGAAGGTTTCCAACGGCTACGGTGGCTTCACGGTGAACTCCGGGCTGAACTTCATGAACTACGGGATCTACACCAAGGTGAACTACCCGAACGGTGTCGTGGAGGAAGCACTTGAGGAGGACACCTCAAACCACTGGGCAATCTACGGAGGCGGCGAATTTGAATGGGATCCTGATACTTCGCCTGATCCGGTTTTGGCAAATACCCCACTGAAACCGGTCGCATACGCCTATGGGTTTCTCTCGGTCGTTTATCCCGGATACGTTTACCTTGGCCAACTCAATCTGATTTCTCGCACCGGTCGCCGATACCGGATCACTATCCAACTGGGAGAGTGGCAGTATGACGAGGAAACATGGGAGAGTAGCATGAACTGGCACACGGAGCACGTTCTTGAAACCGATCCAGAAACGCTCCGAGTCCAATTCCGGCTTGAAGTCGATACCGAGGAGTCCTTCCCGGAAGCACGAATTTCCCGCTTGGAACGATGGACGGGCAATGAGGAGGAACCGTGGCATGTCATCGCGGAGGCTGAGCATGAAACACTTCCCGACCCGGCCACGATGATCAGCGACAAAGTGACGGCCCCTGGCATTCACCTGTTTGCCGCCGTGCAGGAACGCCAAGGCTATTCGTTCGGTTTCTTCTCCTTCGATTGGGATTCAAATGCTCGATACCGCAAGCGCACGTTCCGCAGCCACCGGACTACGCCGGATGCGGGTGATCCAGGCATTTCAGGCTGTGGAGGTGCCTATCCTCAGGGAAGCGCCATCTACGAGTATTCCGAAGAATACGTGGATGGAGAACTCAGGCCACCACAGATCATCGCGCACAGCCTCCAAGTCGGCGGGGTGGACTGGACCAATCCTGACCACGTTCCCTACGAACACAGATCGTTTCCTGGGGCATGGCCAATAGAAACGATTTCACCAGCCCTGCGCCGTGCAACACGGTCGGGAGAGTCGGAAGACTACGGCCACTCCGACCCCAAGCTCGACACGCCTGACCCGGATGGACTCGTCCTCGAAACGAGGTATGTCGCGTTGCCGGTTTCCGCAGTGGGCAACCAGAACGTCACCGACTGGGCGGACCTACTCCCCCCGGAAGCCGGAAGCACCGTCTTCGCCGAAGGCCAGAGACTCATCCACAGCCCGCAGGCGTGACTCGGTTGACAGCGCGAGCAGTGCGTGAAGCTCTACGTCGATCTTGAATCGCTCCAACTCATCGAAGGTCCGGGTTTCCGTAATCCGGTCACTTCGTTGCGATTCAAGCGGGGTGATGCTGCTCGGTTGGAAGTCGCATTCCTGCGGAATGGATCGACCAGCGTGACGATTGGCGATCCCGTCAGCCTGGAAATCAAATTCGGGGTGAAACCACGCGGGCGATACGATGTCGGCTATCTCGTCCACACCGACGAATGGACTATGCCTGATACAGGTGCGGAAAGTCCGGTTTACCAATGCTCACCAAGCTTCAACACGCTGGAGCTTGATTCAGCGCTGGGTGTTGGGTCATCCACCGGATCGGAACTTTCGGAAATAACCCTGATGGGAGAGGTGACATGGCGCGATGGCGCGAGTGATTCGACCAGCACGCGCACCTTCCTCGTGATCGTCGAGAACGATGTGAACCGGGGAGACGAGGGAACGCCACAGAGCGCGAACCCGCCATACCCACCTCCCGGCAACCTCGTTCTCAAATCCGACGAGGGATACGACGTCACGCTGCGCAACGAACTCAAGTCGTTCGACGCAAACTCCGCATCCATTGACGACACCATGGACGTGCTCGCCACTCTTATTTTTACCCTGAAATCGAAGAACGTCATCTGATGAAGCCATCCCTCACAATCCTGTCCTTGGTTGCCATAGCGGCCGTTGCGACCGTGTTTGCGTTTCCACCTGCGGAAACCGGAACGCGCTTGGGCGATTTGAGCAGCGACTCGAAGGTGTTGACGCCGCAGGATGACATCGATCAACCGAGCGTCACCACGAAGAACGGTTTCCCCATTTTTCAAATCCGTGTCCCCGAGGGCTACGTCGAAGTGCAGGTTCGCGCCAGTCTCACGAACTTCGAGCCGGGTTTCCTCCTCAAAAAGAACGACCTGTTCACTCATAACTACATTCCGACCGGAGTGGAGGTAAATGGGCGGAAGCAATACCGTGCTCTTGGCACCGATTTTCTGGCAGAATGGAACGGCTCGGAATGGACATTCGGTCAGGACGGACTGACATCCTTTGAGAACGTGGCCGACCCTTGGGATTGCTCAGTATTCAGTTCAAACACCGAGATAGCATACAGCGTGAAGAAGGAATACTTCGTGTATCGGTTCTGCACCACTGGTATCCCGGCTGATGCCGAATGGGGACTTGGATCCGGCGACCCCGACGCTTGGGTTTACTTCGCCAACCAGTCGGCCAACCCCGGCGACAACACCGAGTTTAAGCGCGTGAAGTGGGACGAGAACTCGTCACTCACCGCCCAACTGCAACCAGGTGGCACGCCCGGATACACCGTCCTGTTCCAACCAAGCCGCGACAACCTCGGAGCCATCGAGTGGATGCAGCAGAATCACGACAAGCTCGTCTGGATCTATCAGGTCGAATCACCCGCCGGAAAACCGAAGCACCCGAACAACTCGGATGTCTGGAACTCAATGCACCCCGTCGAGTGGCGCAAGAACCGGATCACAATCACCCCATAACCAACAACCACCATCACAATGAAAACACCGATCATTATCGCAATCACCATCATCGGCGCACTACACGCTGTTGCCGCTCAACCAACCCTCCTTGATCGAGCGAAAGCCCGGGATGCCAAGGTTACTGCTGCGCAATCCGCACTCGCCGAAGCCGAAGCGACGGCGGCCAAAACCAATCCTCCTGGCACCGTTGATCCCGAACTCATCACTACAGTTACCAAAACCCAGAAAGAAGCCGTTGATTACGTCGCCGCACTCATCGGACCCGACTGGCGCAAGGCTTGGGAAGCTAGTAATCTACCCGACCCCGACGACATTCTCGCCGACCGCTACATGCAGACCCCATTTGATCTGCGGCCAGTCTGGAAGTTCGAAGCGAGCGACCTCATGCAGTCCATCACCCCGCTGAAGCGCGCCGAGTTGCTCGACCACATCGCGGCCAAGCCCAAGCTAGTGCCTCAGGACATCGAGGTGATCCGGTATGCTGGATTGCATCGTCCTAACATCGCCGCCCGAATGGACGACATCGCTACCTTGCTACCTACGGGCGCGATTCGCGGAGAAGGCTACTACGAGTTCCGCAACGTCTATATACTGCGCCGTCCAGGTTTTTGGCGTTCTTCCATGAAAGTGTCCGAGTGGATCGACTTGGCCACTCAACCCGCGCACTTTTCTACCGAATCCTTCACCGCAGGTCGGAACAAGATCATGCTCAAGCTCGCCCAGCTTCTCGTCGAAAAACGGCAAGCTCAAGGACTGCCGACCGAGGGTGAGCAATTTGATGCCGCATTTGCTCCGATACTTGCCGCATTGAAGAAACCGAAATTCACTGGACTCCGCGAATCTGTCGCCGCCCTCGAACTTCCTATTGATCTTCCAAACGAACTCGACTGGTCCGCCCAGGAAGCCGTTGCCGCAACGGTTCAAGAAGCGGCGGAACGCAACGGCACCTTCCTCACCTCATGGGGCGAGTCGGTGTCTTACGCTCAGGGACTCGGCAGTGTGATGCTGATCAAAGGCGAAGTTGCTTACGAGCAGTGGAGGCGAGCAACGATTGCGAACGACTGACCGCTGAAACAGCAAACCCGATAATGAAAGCCAATCTGTTCATACTCTATGCGTCCCTTGTTTCCTTGGCGCACGCCCAGCCATTTCCGGGCACACCGGGTTTGGATGAGCTGGTCGCAACTGCAATCCGAGAGCGTAAAGCCAATGCCCCGTATTTCGCGGAAGGCCCATCAATCACGGTCATTCCGGACACCACACACCGTCTTACGGCTGTTCCGAGCTTGGGGCAGGCTGAAGTGGCCACCATGAGGCAGTTGCCCGCGCATCCAGTCCCGTATTCAACCAAAGCCGCACCGTCCCGCGCACTCGCCAGCATTGACCTCGATGCCCCGGATTTGGGAGCGCTTCCCCCATCGAAGGCTCTACCCTTGATCACACCGACGAGTTTCGATCCGTTCAGGCTTAAGGTGGAGTTCATTTGGGACAAGCCGCACGGCCAATGGATGAACCAGATGCTCAAAGACATCGAGGCCGCGAAAAAAACTGGCGACATGGAAACCTATACCACTCTGACCGCCCGCTACACCGCATGGGCAGAAAAATATCTACGCAATGACAGCCCGCCCCAACTCGACGGGAAGCCCGGTTATTGAAACACCCTGACACCCACAATGCGCCACCCCATCGACATCGATTACGCATTCAAGGCCATCGTCGGCATCGCTTCGCCGGTGCTGGGGGTCATCACCTCCCTCCAACAGCAGGTCGAGTGGACGCTCCGGGTGGCTTCTTTGCTCGTCGGGCTGATCGTGGGAATCATGTCCCTGGTGAGCATGGCGCGGAAGATGCGAGGAAAGTGATGCGTTTGCTGGGGTGACATCTGCCCAGCATTCGGTATAGTAGATTCATCATGCGCAAGATCGTTGTCATCTCATCAACAGGGATCAGGAACTCTGTGACCGGGGAAATCTACGCCCCAGTTGTTGAAGCTCTCCGCTCGATCAAGGATCAGGGAAATGAGATCCTCCTTGTTTCGAACAGGACAAGACCGGACTGGCTCGACGACACTTTCGATTTTTTGCACTTCATTGAGTGCCCGAACAGGCAAAGCGGCAACGTAATACCCGAACTGATCAGCCAAAACCCAAGTCTCAATCTTTTGCACAAGGAATTCATCATTCTCGGCTCGTCTGATTATGACCTGCGAATGGCCACAAACTCTAAGTCTCTTCTCATCCGTTGTGAATGGGCGGAACTCGGCGAGAGAATGGCCATGTATGGAGTGCCTTGGGAGGATCCAGATAGCTTACCTGCACTGATAAGCTATCTGGACGATGCGTTCCCATGGTATTTTGTGAGTTCAGGAGATTTTTTGGATGTCTATGCTCTCACTAATGCGGGAACCCACTCGGAAACCGATTTGCGAATTACCGTTCTGATCAACAGACTTAAAAAATATCTCAAGGATAGGGTTCCTGGATTTAAGTCAGGAATCACCTTGCATTTGCTTTCTAGCATTTATGCAACACCTGTGTTCGAAGAGGTCGAGTTGTGGTCTTACTATCCTTCGTCGGCATCTGACAACACGGGAGATGAAGTCATGGCGGAACTCTGCCGCCGCGCCCGAGAAATGTATAAGAAAAAGTTTAGTGATCCTGTGTTCTTGCGCCACACTTCGTCTCCTCAACGTCACATTGTTGGAGGTGATCGAAATGATCCGACATCACAACTAGTCTCGGTGCACCTCAATCCTGCATATCGAGATAAGATCAGGGGTAAAGTAGTTGCTGTCCTCGATGATTATTTAAATAGAGGCGTATCATTCGGAGTTTCTTCTTCACTACTAATGGCCGCGGGAGCAAAGAAGGTGATCGCGGTTGCAGTCGGTAAATTCGGAGATTGTTCAAATCGTTACGAGATTGATTTGAGGGGGAGAGACTTGTTTAGCCCCCTTGTTGCGCCGTTCGATTACCGAAGAACTTCCATGTCCGGCACGGTAGAGCAAGGGGCGCGCCTAGCTTTCAAAAAGAAATTTGCGAGCTGAATTATGGATTCAGGATTTATAACTAGAAACGAATTTCCTCCTCGGCTTCTTGAGTGGCATGGTGGACCTGAATGCTTGTGGTTTCAGGGAAATCGATCGCTATTAGATGGCACGCTCTTGGTTTCAGTTATTGGCACCCGAAGCCCGAGCAACGAAGGTATTCACCGAACGCGGAAACTTGTCCAAACTCTTGTTAGAAATGGTGTTACCGTAGTGAGCGGAATGGCAAAAGGCGTAGATTATGTTGCTCATAGCACGACGCTTGAACTAGGGGGGCTCACAATCGCAGTGATGGGGACACCTATTGAAGGATGCTACCCTAAAGAGCATCGCGAGCTTAAGGGCTTAATCGCGGCTTCTGGTTTGGTGGTTTCCCAATTTGAACCCGGCAGTTCATCACAGCGCTACAACTTCCCAAAAAGGAATGAGACAATGGCAGCTATGTCGGTAATGACCATCGTGACTGAGGCGTCCGCCACTAGTGGAACCAGACACCAAGTCGCTGCATCGATCAAATTAGGACGGCGGGTAGGTTTTTTGGCATCCCTTGTAGCTCTGCAAATTCCTTGGATTAAAGATGCGCTACGGTCGGAATTTTGTTTCATTGTGGAATCTACTTCGCAAGTCGCGGATGTGATCGAAGGATACCTAGTTAAGCCTCCAGTAGAAGTTGCAGACTCTTCAGATTCGACGCATGCGCCAGAATCTGAGTCACATCCGATTTTCGTGGAACAACCACTCTTATTTGATCAACCGACGGATGAACTGCCCACAGTCGTAGAAAATGTCACAGACCCAAGCCACACAGACAAGCCCGACGTGAAGATTGAAGAAAGCAATCCGTCGGCAGGCATCATATCATGGATAAAGGGAATGTTCGATTGGGCGCTTGGCAATACCGGCGGCAATAGACGTAGGAATAAGCGGCGATAACGGGTTTTTCAACGCGCTTTAATTCGCACTCCAATATCCCTGGGAGGTCTTTAGCTCAGTGCATCAACCTGATAGAGCTTCCGTAGTGCGGCCAGAACTGCCTCGAAGTCGTAGAGATAGAACCGAGGGCTGATCTGGAGGTGGGGGATTTTCCTCGTTCGCACCCATTCATCGATGGTGCGGGGGCTGACGGACAGCCTCTTGGCGAGTTCCTTCTTCTTGATGAGGGTGGGCGTATCGGTTGACGTGTTCATTGTGACGCATCGTTGGCGTTGTCAACGCACCGTTTGTCATGGCGACATGACAAGTGCTTCAGCCGCTCCCGAATCGACCAACTCAGCCCGACTGGTTCCCAGCCCTCGGGCGGCATGATCGACCACCATGCCTCCGTCGCTTCCGCGTCCACTACCTCCCGGTAGCTGCGGAATACCTGCTTTGGAGAGTTGCCAGCCTCCAGAGAGGTTCGGGCGACATCCCCTGTCTCCGCTACCCGGTAGCTGATGAACGAGTGTCTGAGGGCATTCTGACGCCACCCACCAGGGATCTGAGCTTTGACGGCGGTATCGCTCAAGGCACCCGATGCATCGGTGATCGTGATGATCGGCCCGGTTTCCTCACGCCACGGGGCGAGCCATGCCTTGAGGTTGTCGGAGAGCGGAACCAATCGGCGAGCGGCAGTCTTTGCCTTGCGGCCTGCGATCTCGATGTGACCGCGATCCCACTTGATGTCCTGCCAAGTCAATCGCCCGACCTCCGCAGATCGGATGCCGGCGAACCCTCCGATGGCGATGAGCGGGAGAATCCGGGCATGGGCGGCGAGAAGGAGCCGCTCCATTTCCTCGGGGGTGAAGATCGAGATTTCCTTGTCGGGCACCTTGAACGAATCGCTCTGTTCCGCCGCCGTTTTCCGGTCGGGGTGGAGGTATCCCTGCTTCTTGGCGAAACCGAACATGGTGACGACGTTTCGCCGGATGCCATTCTTGCTGACTGGCCCGAGCTTGGTGAGTCCGTCGAGGAACCGGTTGATGTCTGCGGTCGTCACGTCCGCGATATTGCCTGCGACCACATCGGTGAACCGCTTGAGGTTGTTGGTGGCGTTTCGGACATAGACAATGCTCACGCCCTTCCGCTTCAGCGACTCGACGAACTCTGCGGCCACTTGGACGTTGCTGCGGACGGCGATCAGGTCGGCACGGTTCGCTGCGTAGAATCGGACGGCATCGGAAAGCGGAACTTCACCGGCGGTGCGTCTGGCGCTGACCCATTCCTCGATAGCGGCGGCGAGCGTCACGCCAAACTCACCGGCCGCGCGTTCGCAATGCCGGAGGATGTCGATGTCGCGGCGGGTCGCCTCGCACACTCCGGTTTCGCCATTGATGAGCCGGACTGTGATCTGCTGGGCGACCATCTTCGCCTCGTCCATAGAGGAGAAGCAGCGGGTGCGTCGTCGCCCGCCTTCCTGCCATGCGAGAGTGAACTGATCGTAACCATCCTTGCGGTTGATGGTGTAGATCCGGACTTTGGTCGGACCGGTTCCAACTTCCACGACGGCACTGCGGCGTTTGCGTTTCCGAGGCATAGGCCCCGGTTTCCGAGTCAACTTGTGTGGAATCTTGTGTGGAAAGCCTGTCGCGGCTTTCCTTGAATTGCCGCTTTCCTTACTGGTGCAAGGGGTGGCGGGGATCGTCCTAGACGATGGCGGATCGGCAAGGAAACCTGCCGACGGTGCGGTTTTCTTCGTAATCATGGGTATCTGTGCGTTGGTGGGTTGACCGGGGTGACGCAGGGTGTGCGGTCCTGAACGGTCGTTTTGTGTGGAATCCGTGTGGAATCCATGGATTCTGTCGCGGATTTCGGTAGGATTCGCGCACCGAACAGGTGCCGCCGCTCTCCCGGGAATCCGGTAGCTGGCGTGGCTGATCAGGTTCTCATCCATTCGTCACACGTCTGCCAGATCGGTGCCTCCGATCAAGGGCTTTCGGCCTAGGATTCTACTCAAAATAGGATCAAAGCAGATATGCTTGGTAAGCCCTGAGGTTTGATATTTGCTCATTCCCTCTTGACTTTAGGAATTTCTTTGCATTTCGGCTCGTCTGCCGCGAATAGAGTGTCTAGTATCGGCCTCGTCACGATGACGCATTTTACTCATGAGATCCATTCGCAACGCTTGTAGCCTCCAGCCTAACGCCCTCGAAATTACTGTCGGGGATCAGATTGAACAGCTCGACGAAATCATTCGTGATACCGAAACCACCCAGTATTTTGACAAAACTTTCATCACTGGAGGCATGCGCGACCTCCTTGAAAAAGGGATCGCCCGCTTAGCCGGAAAATCGAACAATTCAATTTTCCATCTCAAACAAGCAATGGGTGGGGGCAAGACCCACCTCATGGTCGGCTTCGGCTTGTTGGCTAAAAATGCCGTGGACCGTGCCAAGTTAATCGGCGACATCCCCCATCAAAACGGGTTTAATAATGCCAAAATTGCCGCCTTTAATGGTCGCAATCGGCCACCCCATTACCTATGGGGTGAAATCGCCTCCCAGCTCGGCAAGGAGTCATTGTTCCGCCAGTTCTGGGAATCCGGCACCAAGGCCCCCGATGAAAAAGCGTGGCTAGACCTCTTCGACAGCGACGAACCGATCCTCATCCTGCTCGATGAGATGCCACCCTATTTCCAATATTACGCTACCCAATCGCTCGGTCAGGGCACCATCGCCGACGTCGTGACCAGTGCCTTCGCCTGCATGCTGACCGCCGCACAGAAGAAGAAAAACGTCTGCGTGGTCGTCTCTGACCTCTCCGCCGCCTACGACACCGGAGGAAAGCTCATCCAGCGCGCCCTCGATGACGCGAAGCAGGAGATCGGCCGAGCCGAGGTCTCCATCACCCCCGTCAATCTGGAGTCCGACGAGATATATCAAATTCTGCGCAAGCGACTCTTCGCCAAACTGCCCGATAAAAACGAAATTGCCGACATCGCCAGCGTTTACGCAGCCCGTCTTTCCGAAGCGGCTCGCGCCCGCAGCATTGAACGCGGTGCCGATGCGCTCGCCAACGACATTGAATCCACATACCCCTTTCATCCAAGTTTCAAAAGCATCGTCGCGCTCTTCAAGGACAACGAAAAGTTCAAGCAAACCCGCGGCCTCATGGAGCTGGTTTCACGCCTTCTCAAATCCGTATGGAATACGCCCGAGGATGTCTACCTCATCGGTGCCCAGCATTTCGACCTCGGGCTGCCGGAAGTGAGGGAAAAACTCACGGAAATCTCCGCCATGCGCGATGTCATCGCCCGCGACTTGTGGGACTCCGGCCTGAGTGCTCATGCCCAGGTGATCGATCTCGCGGCCGGCACATCCTACACCCGGCAGGTGGGTGTACTCCTGCTCACTAGCAGCCTTTCCACCGCCGTCGATGCCGTCAAAGGCCTCACCGAACCGGAACTCCTCGAATGTCTCATTGACCCCAACCGCAAGGCCAGTGACTTCCGCCCTGCCTTTGAAGCTCTCCAAAAAGCCGCTTGGTATCTCCACAAAACTAAGGAGGGCCGCCACTACTTCAGCCACGCAGAAAACCTCACCAAAAAACTCGAAACCTACGCCGATAAAGCCCCTCAGCCTAAGGTGGACGAGCTAATCCGCACTCGCCTCAACGAGATGTATCGCCCCGTCACCCGCGAGGCCTACGAGAAAGTACTGCCTCTCCCCGAGATCGACGAGGCCGAGGCCAGCATTAAAAACTCCCGTTCTCTGCTCATCATCAGCCCGGATGGCAAAACCCCGCCCGAAGCAGTCGCCCGCTTCTTCGATAGCCAAGTCAACAAAAACAACGTCCTCGTCCTCACCGGCGACCGCTCATCCATGGCAGATTTAGATAAGGCCGCTCGCCATGTTTACGCCGTTGCCAAGGCCGACGCCGAAATCAAAGCCGACCACCCGCAACGAGCAGAACTGGACGACAAAAAGACCCAGTATGATCAGGATTTCCAATCCACCGTGCTCAACGTTTTCGATAAACTCCTGTTTCCCGGTAGACAGGGAACTAGCGACCTCCTGCGGTCTAAGGTACTCGACGCTACATATCCCTCGAACGAATCCTACAACGGCGAAAAGCAGGTTATCAAGACCCTCACCAGCGACCCTATCAAACTCTACACCGATGTCGCCGCGAATTTCGACGCCCTACGCGCCCGCGCCGAACAGCTCCTTTTTGGAAATCAGGACGATGTCCGCAAGACCGACCTCATCGACAAATCCCGCCAATCCACCCAGATGCCGTGGCTCCCCGCTAAGAGCTTCGATCAATTCATAACAATGGCCTTCGGTCGCGGCTGGGAAGACCTAGGCAACGGCTACATCACCAAAAAGCCGCGCCCGAAAACCACCAAAGTCATCGTCCAGAGCGAGTCCACCGCCGACGACACTGGCACCTGCCGCCTGCGCCTCGAAAGCCAGCACGCCGGCCCTGCCCCGCGCATCCATTACGCCGAAGACGGCCCGGTGAGCGAAAAAAGCCCGGTATTGCACGACAACTGCCTCACAACCAAAGCCCTGCGCGTCCAATTCATCGCCGTCGATCCATCCGGGAGCAGCCAAACTGGCCCACCCACCACCTGGACGAACGATCTCACCTTGCGTAACCGCCTCGACGAAGAGGCCCGCACGGTAGAACTCTTCATCGCCCCGCGCGGTGCCATTCGGTACACTACCGATGGCACCGAGCCTCGCGAGGGCACGCCCTACACTGGCCCAATCCCAATCGGTAAGGAGAAGGTGGACATGCTCGTCTTCGCCGAATGCGAGGGCCTAGAAGCCAAACGTACATTCAAGTTCCCCGCCGCTGGCTCCGATGATCTTTGTATCGTTAAGGATGCGCCCGCCATCGCTCGCTCCTCCACCCACCGCAAGCTCGACTCGTCCGCCAAAGCTCACGAAGGCATCCGGCTCGCCAAGGAAAAAGGCATCACCTTCCAGAATGTCACCATCATCCTTGGCTCCGCACCCAAGGTCATCCAGCTTGCACTTACCGAGATTCCAGTGGACGCCGAGTTCATCGAACAAACTCTTGCCCAACTCCAGCCGCTCCTCGATCCCGATGCTCCTTTGGTTTTGGGCTTCAAGCAGCTCAACACACCGTCCGGCCACGATCTCGAACAATTCGCGAAAGCCCTTGGCATCGAACTTACCAACGAGGAGATTTATCAGGAATGAGCATGTTGATTGATTTTGGTGCCCCTGTCAAATTCGGCACTCACCACTTCTTTGTCGAAATCCCGCCCGGCCCGCACGATGCCGTCTCGATCTTCGAGGACTTCGGCTTCGAGGGCGATGTGAACCAACGCGAAAAAACCGAACATCGCGCTCTCGTTGCCCGCGAACTCTGGACCGCCATCCGCGACGAAGCCCGGCGCGATTTCAACCTCCGCCTCAAGGAGAAAAAACACAAACCCGGCACCTGGAACGCGGGCAAAACCAAGCTCGACCGCTTCCTAGGCAAGGAACTCTGCGTCCTCGCCTGGGCCGCAGAGCACGCCAGCCCGGAGGAATGCCCCATCCTTTGCCAAAAATGGCTCGCACTCCGCCCCGAGGAACGCTGGTGGCTCTACGCCAAAACCGCCGCCGAAGCTTCTAAGGCCGATCAAGGCCAGCGCGGCTGGCGCAAGGCTCTTTATTGCGCCCTCTCCGACGCCACCGGCATCACCCTTCGTACCAAGGCCAAGCCCAAGATTCGTGAAAAAGACAAACCCACCGCCGCACCCGAAGGGAATAGCCTCTTCGACTTCATCGAAAAAGGCGAAATCTAAATCCATCCTTCCTTCATCCTTCCAATGACTCCCTTCTCCTGGCGTGACCGTTCCGCTCTCATCGAATCCCTTTTTCCCGTTCAGAAACTCTCCGTCGAGAGCTTCAAGGAGCAAATGGCGGGCTCGGGGAAGACGTTGACCGCGCTTGGCAGTTATTGGAAGGGACGCAAGCCGCTGGTGCTCAACAAAGCCTGCATTCTCGGTTGCCTTATGCCGACTTCAGACGATCCGCTGCGCGATTTGGAGGTGTTTGAATTGCTCATGGGCATGGACGACCGCTCGCTGGCTGTGCGCCTTGGCCGCATTAAACCTGATGAGGTGGCCCGCCGCGTGGGTGGATTATCGACCAGCGAATGGTTCGTGCCGAATGTCGAGGTCGAGCTGCCGGAGTCCACACCCTTTGAGGTTGATACCATTGCCTTCACCAATCCCAAATCCGGTAAGGCCAAATCGGTGCGCTTGTCCTGGAGGGATGGAGTGAGCGAAGCTGATCGCCTCGCCCTTGAAGTTCACGCCCTGCCGTTCCCCGATTTTAAATCCAACGTAAGCTCGGCCAAACGTTGCGAGGAATTGGGTGATGCGCCCCACGCCCACATCTGGGACGAGGTGAATACCCACCTAGGCACACGTGCCCATAGTTTTGCCGAGTTGGTCGAGCAAATGGGCATCGCCCGCTTCGGCCACCGTCCCAAGGTAGCCGATGTATTTAGTGGTAGCGGTCAAATCCCCTTCGAGGCGGCCCGTCTCGGTTGTGATGTCTATGCCTCCGACCTCAACCCCATCGCATGCATGTTGACCTGGGGGGCTTTCAACATCATCGGGGCCACCCCGAAAAAGCGCGCGGAACTGTCGCGCAAGCAAAAGGAACTGGCCACCAAGGTGCAGGCAGAAATCGATGCGCTTGGCGTGGAAGAAGATGGCAAGGGCTGGCGGGCGAAAGCCTTTCTCTACTGCATCGAGGTCATCTGCCCGGAGTCGGGCTGGAAGGTGCCACTGATTCCTTCATTATACATATCAAAACATTATCGGGTTATTGCTAAATTACGTCCAGATTTTGATAAAAAACGATATGGTATTGAAATTCTAGATAACCCATCTGACGATGAATTTCTTTCAGCTGCGGTAGGCACGGTGCAGGCTGGGGATCTAGTTCATTCACCAGATGGAGTAAACATTTACCGAACCAGCATCAAGTCAATCCGTGGCGATTACAAGCAGGGTAAAGAAAATCGCAACAGGCTCCGCATGTGGGAAAAAGAGGATTTTTTTCCTCGGCCGACTGACATTATGCAGGAGCGGCTGTATGCCATCCAATGGATGCGTCGGAAATTAGAAGGAACGCAGTGGGATTGCGAATTTCGAGCGGTCACTGACGAAGACCTCGAACGCGAACAAACTGTCATCGACTATGTGGGTGAACATCTGACCGAATGGCAGGAAAAAGGCTTTGTGCCCGATATGCGAATCGAGCCAGGATACAATACGGATCAACCTATCCGGGAGCGCGGCTGGACGCACTGGCATCACCTTTTCAACCCGCGGCAGCTATTAGTAAATTGCTTCATTAACCGAGTTGCTTCTAGCATCCCTGAATTTGCTGTGATGCTCCCCGGTATCTTGAATCTTCAATCAAAACTATGTGCATGGCATAATGACGGGAGAAAAGGAGGGTGTCAAAATGCATTCTCAAACCAAGCACTAAACACCCTACTGAATTACGGCGCGCGGGGATCACAGGATTTGGTTCATTATCTTTTCAAGGTCTCCAAGTTTCTTGAACTGCCGGTCTCAACTGGAATAAGTTGCCTGCCCGCAGAGCTTGTGTCTCAAGGAAACGACCTCTTCATCACCGATCCGCCCTATGGCGACGCCGTGAAATATGAAGAGATCACGGAATTTTTCATTGCCTGGCTGCGAAAGAATCCGCCGAAGGAATTTGCGGATTGGACCTGGGACAGCCGCCGAGCGCTGGCAATCAAGGGCGAGGACGACGATTTCCGGCGGGGCATGATCCGCGCCTACCGGCGCACGCGCGAGTTGATGCCGGATAACGGCATGCAGGTGGTCATGTTCACCCACCAGAGCGGTAGCATCTGGGCGGACATGGCCAACATCATCTGGGCCAGCGGCCTGCAAGTGACGGCTGCCTGGTATGTAGTCACCGAGACGGATTCAGCCCTGCGGCAGGGGGCAAATGTGACTGGTACCATCATGCTCGTCCTACGAAAGCGTATCGGCCAAGCTGCCAGTTTTCGCGATGATCTTGGCTGGGAGATTGAAGCGGCAGTGAAACAACAGATTGAGGCATTGACGGGTCTCGACCAGAAAGTGCGCGACAAAGGATCAGAAGGCCTCTACACCGATGCGGATCTGCAAATGGCCGGCTACGCCGCTGCACTCAAGGTACTCACCGCCTATTCTCACATTGATGGCAAGGACATGGTTGTTGAGGCAGAGGTCCCTAAGCTCGCTGGTCGCAAATCGTTTGTCGAAGAGCTAATCGACTTTGCCGTGCAGACTGCCGTGCAATTCCTCGTGCCCATTGGATTCGATAAGAGCGAGTGGCAGAAACTCAGCGCCATCGAGCGCTTTTACCTCAAAATGGCCGAGATGGAGGCAATGGGAGAGAAGTCTCTCGACAACTACCAGAACTTCTCAAAAGCCTTCAAAGTGAAGAACTTCAACGCCGTAATGAGCGACAGCAGCAAGGCAAACCACGCCCGGCTCAAGCTATCTACCGAGTTGAAAACCGCCCATATTAGTGGTGAGGGCGAACTCCCCGGGACACCGCTGCGCGCCCTGCTCTACGCCCTCTTCGAATTGTCGAAAGGCATTGAGGTGGACGACGTGCTCAACCACCTGGGCCAGACTCACCCACATTACCTGCGCGATAAAAAACTCATCGCAAAAATTGCTGACTACCTGGCCAACAAGCGTGCCGCGCTAAAAGCTACCAAAACCTTTGACCCCCAACCCGAAGCCCAAAACGCACGCATTCTAGCAGAGGCGATTCGCAATCAGAAGCTGTAATTACGAGAATGGCCATCCGCAGACATTCCTCCCGAAGTGCGAAGCTCGACACCGAGTTTCTGGCAAAGACTTTGCAGGGTGCCAGCAAATATCTACGTATCGCGGGCTATTTCCGCAGCTCGATCTTTGAGCTGGTCGGCGAGGAAATCGCACGGATTCCGGAGGTGAAAATCATCTGCAATTCGGAACTCGATTTGAAGGACTTCCAGGTCGCCAGCGGACGTGAAATTGCCCTCAAGGAGCGCTGGAATCAGGTGGATGTTGGCGCGGAAGCGGTGCTCCATCAGGAGCGGTATACTCGACTCGACGCCCTCTTGAAAGCGGGCAATGTCGAGATCCGCGTGGTTCCACGAGAGCGGCTGTTTCTCCACGGTAAGGCCGGCTCTGTCCACTATCCAGACGGCCGCCGATGCGCCTTCGTTGGATCGGTGAACGAAACCCGGCGCGCCTTCGCCCATAACTATGAATTGATCTGGGAAGACGACGATGAGGCTGCCGCCGCATGGGTGGAAGCCGAGTTCGACGCCCTGTGGAAAGATGGGGTGCCACTTCCCGATGCGATTCTCAAGGAAATCGAACGTGTGGCAAACCGGCAGGAGGTGACAGTGGAAGCGCTTTCCCCAAAAGCGGTGGCAGCGGCGGCACTGGCGGAGGCCCCGATCTACCGGGGCGGCGAACAACTCCAGCCATGGCAGCGCTCATTTGTGACCCTGTTCCTCGATCACCGCGAAACCTACGGCAGCGCCCGGCTTCTATTGGCAGATGAGGTAGGCGTCGGCAAGACGCTGTCGATGGCAGCAAGTGCCTTGGTGAGCACGCTGCTGGGTGACGGCCCTGCGCTGATACTCGCGCCTTCGACTCTGACTGCCCAATGGCAAATCGAACTGATGGATAAACTCGGCATCCCGAGCGCGGTGTGGTCGTCCCAAGCCAAGGTCTGGCTTGGCCCGGAAGGACAGCAGCTATCGCCCAAGGGGAATCCGGCAACGATCAAAAATTGTCCCTACCAGATCGCCATTGTTTCCACCGGCCTTATAACTCATCAACGGGACGGCGGGAATTTTATTAAGGAGGCAGCCGCCTTGCTGCAACGTCGCTTCGGTTGCGTGATCCTTGACGAGGCGCACAAGGCAAGAGTCAGCGGTGGCATCGGCAACGAAGTGCGTGAGCCAAACAATTTGCTCGCCTTCATGACGGCAATCGCCCGCCAAACCCGCCATCTCATTCTCGGCACAGCGACACCGATCCAAACCGAAGTCGGCGAGTTGTGGGAACTGATGAAAATCCTCGGCAGTGGCGCGGATTTCGTAATCGGCGATTCCTTTTCGCCATGGCGTGATATGGATGAGGCTATCCCCCTCATCACCGGCAATCAAAAGCCCCGCACTGCTGCCGAGGCCTGGAACTGGCTACGCAACCCCTTGCCCCCGGCGGGCGAAGATCTGCTTTTCCAAAACTTACGGGATGGCTTGGGCATCCGACCGGATCACAATGGGAGTCCCCACCGTTTTGAGGATTTGGACTACCTGTTGCAGGAAGTTCATCTGCCGGAGGCGCTGGCCGATGGATTTTTCCAGCGACATAATCCGCTGCTCCGCCATGTGGTATTGCGCAAGCGCAGCGAACTTGAAGCAGCTGGGTTACTGGAGAAAGTGGGCGTCAAGACCCATCCGTTACGCGAACAACGTGACCTGTATCAGAATCGATTCGTCACACTCGGCATTCACACAAACCGGCCGTTTGAGGTGGCCTACGAGCAGGCCGAAGAGTTTTCGCGACTGCTCCAAAAGCGCACTAAGTCCGGTGGATTCATGAAATCTCTGATGCTCCAGCGGATTTGCTCCAGCTTCGCATCCGGGCGCGGGACGGCCGAGAAAATGCTTAAACGCTCGCTGCCTGACGACAGTCGCGATCAGGAACGCTTGCAAGAGGAGAAGGAACACCTCCTGAGCGGAATGAGCGCCGCTGAGATTGCGTGTTTGAAGGAAATCGTAACCCAGCTCTCACGGCCTGAGGCGGTGGATTCCAAACTCGAAACTGTGCGCTGGTTTCTCACCGAATTTCGCTCCGAGGGAAAATCTTGGCTTGAGCATGGATGCATCATTTTCAGCCAGTATTTTGACACCACCCAGTGGTTTGCAAAGGAGTTGTCGGCTTCGTTGCCAGATGAAGTCGTTGCGGTTTATGCAGGAGCAGGGAAGAGCGGGCTTTTTCGCAACGGGCAATTCAGCACCGTCGGACGCGAAACGATCAAGGCCGCCGTTAAGGAACGGGAACTACGATTGCTCGTCGCCACCGATGCCGCATGCGAAGGACTAAACCTCCAGACCCTCGGCACCCTGATCAATGTGGATCTTCCCTGGAACCCATCCCGCCTCGAACAACGGCTTGGCCGCATCAAGCGCTTCGGCCAAGCCCGCAAGTTCGTGGACATGCTCAACTTGGTCTATGCCGGAACACAAGATGAAAAGGTTTATAATGTTCTCTCAGAACGTCTCAAGGACACCTACGACATCTTCGGTAGCATCCCAGAAACAATCCAGGATGAGTGGATCGAAGACGAACAGTTGCTTCGCCTGAAAATGGACGAATACATACACGAGCGCAACAAAGCGCAAAATGCGTTTTCCGTAAGATACAGATCTAGCGTTGATCCCGAAGCGCACAAGTGGGAATACTGCTCCCAGGTTTTATCAAGAAGAGATGTGGGATCACGACTAAGTGCGCCTTGGAAATAGTGTTTACTGGGCTTTGTTTCAATCTAATCGCGGCTTGGGAAGCGGATCGCGTACTAACTCATATCGAAGTGCTGAACCTTTACCATGACTCTTCACATCTTCCGACACAAGCAGATCTTCAATTTCTTCCCCGACAAGCCTACCAGTAATGCCTAAACTTTTAGCTAATAGGGTTCTCAGCTGATTGTTCTTCTCGCGGAGCTCTCTCAAGATTTTCAACTGTAATGGGCTGAAAGTCTGAGAAGCATCCTCATCGGGCGTCATGCCTGCGACTCTGATCTGGATCTTCGGACCAAGTGAATATCCAGTATCATCCGTAACAACGATGTCATTGCCAACCGCATGGATGCTATGGTGTTTGAGTAACGCTTCACAGGATTTATCTCGAATTTGCCGCACGGCATCACCAGCCGCTTTCTCCCCATTTTCGAAATGACATTCGTTCGCAAGTTGAACGCCGCCTAGTGTGATCTTACCGCCCGCCTCCTTCTTGGCTCGGAGGCGTTCCAATACAGACCGCATTTGCGATTTTCGCCCTGTGAGTTTTCGCCCATTTATTTCAACTCGGTCTTCGAAAAACTCTATGACAGCACCGGAAAATGGATGCACTGTCGGTTCACTTGCTTGCCCTCTTGATTCGTTATCCTTTGGAGGCCGCTTGACCAGAGCCTCCTTGATCTTCCTTTCAAGTGGGTGATCTTCGCCAAACGGCTTTCCAACAAAGTCATCAGCTCCCTCTTTCATCAATTCCACTCCAACATGGTAGGATTCAAGATCGTTTGCAGTCATGATGATAACAGTCGTTACAGGGTGACCGAGCGGACCTCGGATCTTGTGAAGCAGGTTGCGACCATACTGTTTATCCGCCTGCCCACCAAACCTTAACGGAATTGCCAAATCTAAAAGAATGTAATCGTAAGATTGCCGACGAAGAAACTCCTCAGCCTCTTCCTGTGAAGAAGCTGAATCAAACGTGTGATCAAGCGACTCAAGCTTCTCTCCAACAATTTGAAGGATCTGTTCATGGTCATCAATGACAAGTGCGTGTGGCATAGTGGCTATATTGGGATTTGGATTCTCGCGGTAAGACCCGTGCTACCGTTGGGTTCTATTCTAAGGGTGCCTCCGTTTTTTTCGATATGACGACGTGCGATCGGTAAGCCGAAGCCACTTCCTGAGGGTTTTGAGCTACCTCCGGGAATGAATTCCTGAAGCTTCTTAATTTCGGATTCCTCCAAAGGTCCGCCCATATCGCAGATCAACATCTCGAAGACACCTTCGGTAACATGCGCGGAAATAAATATCGTAGCATCTACAAAACCCGACTTCTTCTCGTGTACTTCAATAGCATTCTTTATTAGGTTTGTGATTGCCATGACAAATAGTGGACGGGAAACCGGAAATAGCAGATCGGCGTCTATTTCAATCTCGGACTTCACCAATTCGCAAAGGCCACCGCGAGCCTCGATATTCTCCCTGGCGGTTCTTTCAGCGTCAAAGACCATGGATGCAACGTTCTCTTCGCTTTTTTTAGCCTCTACGTCTCTGGCAAAATTACTAATATCTATTGTTAGAGACTCCATGTCCTCGATGCTTGAATTGATCCGCTTGATCTCTTCTTCGGAAGGAATCCCCCCTGCGGCAGTACTTTCGCCCATTCTGCGAACGACTTCTTTCAATGGGGTCAGGATTGTTTTGAAGTCGTGTACTACAGAGCGGAGATACTCATCGCTCTGGCGGTTCGCTAGATCGATTGCCATCCTTGTCGCATCCACCCCAAATCGAATCCGGATACCTTCAAGAATCTTCTGGAGTCCCCTGTGGCGTGATCTGGCACCGCCTCTGGAGTCTGGCATTCGGCGTGCCAGGGCGATAGCGGCCATTCGAGAAACAAACGAGTTCTGATCGGCCGCTAACCTCGGGGCAAGCCTACGAAAGAGCTTTTCTGGAAAATTCGGCAGGCTTTCAGCAAACACCATTCTAACTTCCCACTTGGGATCGCTAGATAGAATACTGACTAGGGCAAATGAATCATCTGTGGGCCTTGCCGTCATCATATCACGGCATGCAATTTCCGCCAACATCCGGCGATCAGTCCACGGTTCGACGTCAGCCTGCCTCTCCAGGACATCACGAGTCAGTTTTTTGATTTCATCGGGTTCCATCGAATGTGTGCTGTCAGTATTTGTATCTTTCCTTCCTTAGCTTGAAGGCCTCTTCCCCCCCTTCAAGAAGAGTCACAATATCATCTTTGCATGTATCCACGTCACCAATGCGAACTACCGCACCCTTCGTCCGACTCGAATCCATTACGAATACCCTGGCGGCCTCCCCGAGAACAGGAATGTTTGGGTTGTGCGTGGCGAAAATCATCTGTCGGCCTTTTGTCGCCCTTCTAATGGAACGTACGACTGTTCGATAGACATAACTATTGTCCAGATTGTCTTCTGGCTGATCGACGACTAGCGGGTTGATACTATCGAAAAGAATGATCGGAAGAATGGCAGTGCATTTCTGCCCCGTGGACAGAGATCCTGACTCACGATATTCTCCACGTTCTTTCAGTGCTACGTATGGAGCGTCTTCAAGCGCGACAGTTTGAAGGGCGAAGAGGACATCGATCCGTGCCAGCGCGGGAAATATCTCTTCCGATTGATTTTCGTTGAGGCCGCAAGCCTTACTGAGTTTCTCGCGGTCTCCACTCTGGATAAGCTCAACCAATCTCTGCGGGGGCACAGAATCAGACACCTTTTTAGCCACCTGGATGCGCCGGGTTGACGTGTTTTTCAACAACTCTTCCAAATGTGCACGGTAAGAGCTTCTGTCGCCAAATTGTTCAATAGTTACTCTGATTTCGGGGCCGAGTGCACTGTTCAGCTCTTCTGCTATGCCGAGTCGAATATTGAACCGCGTATCAAATAATTCAGATAACTCAGCTAATTGAGAGTCACGCTTGGTTCTCATTTCGTCCACGGTTTTTTTAAGGTCTAAGAGCTCTCTCTTTTTGAAAAGCAGTTCATTACGGCGCTTTTCGAATCCACTCCTCTCATTGGATCGGATCTGGACCTCTTTATGTTTTTCCATCAACTGCCTATACAAGGCTTCTTGCTCAGCGTGTAAATTCTCAAGAACCCCTTTGTCTGTCGTGATCCTCTCCCATCCCTTGCCAAGATTATCGAGTATTGAACGGATCTGCTCTTCAAGTGTAGCTGAAATCTGATTCAAGTATTGAATCATAGGCTCGATACACTGTTGGTTTGGGCCATGAAGAAGTTCATCATTAAACAGCATGTTTAATTCACTCTGCATCCGACCGGATAGTGACTTGGCCGTTTTTCCAGTGTCTTGAATAATGACTTTAATCGCATCGACTGCCCGCATTTCGCGATCCCGAAGCGAGCGATGCGTTATTGCTATGTTGATTGCATCAGCGTTAGGTCCTTGGGCAACTCTCATCCCTTTGAGCTTTTCCTCAAGAACGGGCAATTCTTTGATTTCCTCCTCAAGATTTTGAATCTTCGACATTAGAGGAAGAATTGCTGTAGACGCATCATTTATGGATTCTTGAAGAATTGAAATATCCCACTCGATTGCGCCAATCTCTCCGTTACTGAACTTGTCTAGCAGGTCCAGCTTGTAGTGGGCCGTTTCGGCAATGCTTTCCATCTGATTTTGGCTAAGTATGTCGGACCGGAAGAGATAGCCGCCCAGCACTTTGACCCCATTGATCAACTTCCCTTGGGCATCTTGAGCGACTGGTTGTTCCCCAGCACTTCTTGAGATTACATAGGTTGCCCCGTCTTTAGTTTCGACGGTCACTTCGACTCTGCCACCGCCTAAATTCGCTTCGATGATGTTCTCGACTCTCTTTCGTAAAGGGTCTCCTTGTCGCCCAGGCATGGCGTCAATAGCGAAGCGGGTCAACTCAATGACTGTTGTCTTGCCGGCTCCGCGTGGCCCGATGATGCAATTAAGCCCATCAAGAAATTCGATGTCTAACCCGTCGAGAAAGCCTCCGGTGATTCGAAGTCTCTTGATAAGGTGATGCGGTCGATTGGTGTTGTCGTTCATCGCGGTGCAACTCTATGCGCAAGTCTGCGTAAATGCAGCATTTAGATGCGATTTTCCCGTATGGATTGTTTTTTCCCATACGGGAATCGGATGGCGTCCAATGCCTCCGCGTGGCCTCCCATACGGACAGGCCGCATGGGAATCTGGACCCCATGAGGCCTTTATTTTTCGAAATATTTGGGCGGTTGGGCTCCCATACGAACCCTCCTAAACCGCCCGTCTGCTGGTGTTGTGAAACGAATTTTCACCCCACGCTTTTCGGGTCGCTCGGATGTTCCGGGCTTCCGGCTCCCGAACCGATTTCGGTCAATCGAAAATAAATTACCATCATGATTAACGAAAAAATGCATTTGGAGCCGCAAAGCTGCGGCAATTATCGCGGCCTTCCCGCCGCGTGCAAGCAACTCCTGCGCATTATGCAGGAAAACCCGTTTAGCCGAATCGAGAATCTGTCCGTAATCAACGGCCAACCTCAGTTCGAGCAGACGACCAAAGTCATCGCCGAGCACAAGTTCGGGGCGAATGACGGCCCGCGCCGCGAGGCCGAACTCACTGACTTCGTTTTGAAGAAGGAGCACATTGAGCTTTTCAAGCAGCTCGAAGTCGTTGGGAGCGGAGTGATTCTCGCGCTCGAAGTCCGTGGTGGCCTGCCGTTCCGCATGCAAAGCGAAGTGGCCGCATAAGCCGTCTCATCATTATCTAACAACCAGACAACTGGCCGGGCCTAAGGGGCAGGTCGTTGTGGGTGTCGCATCAGCGATCTCACGACGGCTTGCCCCTTTTTCATTCCCGGCAACATCCGCCCTGACGCCAACCGCGCCACCCCAACCGACGCCCTTTGACACCCGGCTGCCAAGGCCGGATGAAAACTAACAGCTACGCGGGTATCCACCCGCACATCGTCGCCGTCATCGCACGGAAAGCACAAAAACTCATCGGACGCTATGGCCTCACGGCCTCCGACGTCCATGACATCGAGCAGGATCTACACTTGAAGGTGTGGGCCTCGCTGCCGGGGTTGAACACGACCGTCTTCGAGGCGTCCGTCAACCAGATCGTAAATCACGAGATCATCGACTTGATCCGCAAACGCGAGCGCGAATGCCGCGACTGGCGTCTCATCGCATTTTCAACAGATGACCACGTTGCGGGGTGCGACTGTGAAGACGAGCAGGAGAGCTACTCGGACATCCTCGACGAGGATCTTCTTGTGGGTCTCGGATACTCGCCGTCTTGGCAGGCTCGCCGATGGGAGCAGGCTGACTTCGACGATGGCATGGCTCGCCTTCCTGAGGATCTTCGTGACTTGGCCGAAACCCTCGACGCATGCGATGGCAACCTCTCGGCGGCCGCCCGCATGCTCGGTGTGTCGCGCAAGAAAGCTCGCATCATGCTCGCTCGTCTGCAGCAGGCGATGGCATGGCTGCGTGAATAGCTATACCAGCAACACGTCACCCGCTCCGGTTCGCCGGGGCGGGTGATTTTGTTTCTTTCAGGGGCCAATCAACGAATGCGCCATCGCAGTAGGAGATATGGACCTCCTACCATTCCAACGAGAACACGCCCGCCGGGTGATTGATGCTCTTCGCCGCCACCGCACGGCACTCGATGCCAGCGACCCCGGTGTCGGAAAAACCTACGTTGCGTCCCAAGTCGCCAAGACGACCGGGTTATCGCTGCTCGTGATTGCCCCGAAACCGGTGCTTCCGGCGTGGCGCAAAGTCGCCGCCGCATTTGATGCGCCGGTCACTCTGATTACGAACTTTGAGCAGATCCGTTTGGGCAAGACCCCATACGGCAGATTCGTGGACAAGCGATTCGTTTGGTCGGTGCCAACCGGAACGCTTCTCGTCTTTGATGAGGCTCAGAAATGCAAGGCGCGCGAGAGCTTGAATGCGGAGATGCTGATCGCTGCGAAACGGCAAGGCATCCCCACGTTGTTGTGCTCAGCGACGGCTGCCTCAAACCCGTTGGAGATGCGGGCCATCGGTTACGCGCTCGGCCTACACCGGCTCCACGATTATTGGCCGTGGGCGATCAACCACGGCGTTCAAAAAGGCCGCTTCGGGATGGAGTTCAATGGCGACCATGATGCGCTCTGGAGGCTCCATAGTCAGATATTCTCTCCCGGTGGCCCCGGATCTCGCTTGAGAATCGCCGACATTCCCGAGTTCCCCGAAAGCCAGATCATCGCCGAGCCGGTCGCGACCGGGGAGGAGCGGAAGATCCAGCGGATCTACGATCAGATGACGCGTGACCTCAACCAGGCACTAGCTGTCGAAGATCATGACGAGTTGTGCGACCTAGCCGTCCGGATGGACGCTACCAAAGCGAACCATCTGACCATCCTGCTGCGGGCGCGGCAGCAGATCGAAGCGCTCAAGGCCAAGACCATCGCGGCCATGGCGAAGGACGCTACTGACGAAGGCATGTCCGTCGCGGTGTTCGTGAACTTCGACGAATCCATCGACGAGGTTGCCAAGTTGTTGAAAACCTCCTGCGTCATCCGTGGTGGCCAGCGTGATGCCGACCGCGAGCAGGCGATCCGCCGTTTCCAGGCGAATCAGGAGAATTTCATTGTCTGCAACATTCGCGCCGGTGGTGTTGGTGTCAGCCTCCACGACCCGACCGGAGGCAAGCCGCGGCTCGCGCTGATTTCGCCGACGTATTCCGCGCAAGATCTTCGCCAGGCACTTGGCCGCGTCCATCGGGCGGGCGGTGCCCACTCGATCCAGCGGATCATCTTTGCTGCCGATACTGTCGAGGAACGGGCGTGTGAGGCGGTGTCCGCAAAGCTCGCCCACATCGACCTTCTCAACGACGGAGATATGCAGGGCCAATTTCTAATCCCCGCATCGCAGGAGTGAATATGGACACAATCATTCCCACTCCCGCCGAGGATCGGCCACACGCCGAACACTCACCCAGCTCGCTCTCACTCAAGGAAGTCTGCCCGGGATTCCGCCCGGACTCCAAGGCATCCGTCGCCAGCGAGGAAGGATCACGTTGCCACCACGCACTTGAAACCAGCAAGGACGATGGGCTGGACGACGAACAACTTCAGGTGGTCGGAATGTGCCGCGACTATGTGGCCGGCGTCGAAGCCGATGCCCGCGCTCATGGCGATGTCACGATCTTGCGTGAGGAAAAACTCACCATCGCCGGTGGCCTGACCTTCGGCACCGCCGACCTGGTGATCGTTTCGGCCAAGGCAACCGCCGCCGACCTCATTGATTTCAAGTTCGGGCGTAACCCGGTAGCCGATGCCGAAGATAACGTGCAGATGCAGTGCTACGCGCTCGGGGTGTTTGAGAAGTTCCCCGGCGTCCAGACGGTCAACGTCCACATCCTGCTTCCCCGTCGCGACGAGGTTTCGACGGCCGCCTACCATAGGGCGGATGTCCCGCGTCTGCGGCTGAGGATCGAGACGATCATCGCTCGCGCATCGCAACCCGACCCGGAACTCCACCCAACGGATGGATGCCTGTGGTGTGCCCGTAAGGCGACCTGCAAGGCTCTTCACAACCACGCATTGACGCTGGCCTCCGGTTACTCCGACGAGCTTGTCATTCCCGACCAAGTTCACCCGTCTAACATCACCGACCCCTCAATCATGGCGCGGGCACTTCAAGTGGCCCGCGTGATGGACAAGTGGTGTGAGAGCGTCCGCCATCACGCCCTCAAAATGCGCCTCTCGGGTGTCGAAATCCCCGGCCACGAGCTTCGGAGTCGCTCGGGAAACCGGAAGATCACTGACGCCCTCGCCGCGTGGGGCGCGGTTCGCGACCGCATCGATCCCGACCGCTTCATCGCGTGCTGCGAAGTCAGCCTGGCCAAACTCGAAGACGAGGTGGCTGCCAAAGCCCAGAGGGGCGGCAAGGCCAAGGCTAAACACGAACTCTGCGAATCCCTCGCCGCTGTCGGTGCCTACGAGGCCGGCGGCGAGATGACCTATCTCACCCGGACGCGCAAGTGAACGGGCAACCAACAAAACAACAAAACAACATACGAACCAAAGCCATGCTTACATCGTTCAAACGCCAAGAAGGGGCCGCCCCAGCGGCCGTAGCCGAACCCGTTCAGCCGGTCATCCCGGTTGCGGATGACATCCAAGACCACGAGGAAACCTCGCTTTCCTCGCTACCGTCCCGCCCACTCGAAGGGGAGTTCCTGCCGCAGGATTTTGTTCTGCCGCGCCTTAACCTCGTCCAGTCGGTCGGTCCGCTGTCGGAGACGTTTCAGCCAGGAGCCTACGTCTATAACAAGGAGGTGACGCTCTCGGACGGCACCCAGCCGGTGTCGCTCACCGTGCTGCGCATCCGCAAGCAATACCAAGAATACGTTGCCTATGGTGGCGAGGAAATGCCCCGCGTGTTCGACACGCTGGAGGAAGTCCGCGCTGCTGGTGGCTGGATCGACTGGCGCGACAACCAACGCCCGCCGTTCTCGCCAATCCTCAACGCGTTGGTGCTGGTGAAGTCCCCGTTCCCGGAACACCCGATGTTTCCGCATCACTTCGGTGAGGATGACTACGGGCTTGCCCTCTGGACGCTGCGCTCCACCGCATTCACCCGTGCTGGCAAGACGATCATCACCGCTTCGCAGTTCGCTCTCCGCGACGGCCTGCACCTTGGTGAATGGTCGCTGACCTCCCGCCGCGAAAAACTCGGCATGAACTTCGTCCACGTTCCGGTGCTGCGTCACGCCACCCGCCACAACGACGAGTTCGCCGCCTTCGCCCTGTCTCTCGTCGGATAATTCGGGCGACTCCAACAAAGCGCGACCGGGTGGGGCCAATCCCATCCGGTCGTGTCGCAGTTGGAAGTATGGCCCAACCAAAACCAAATGAAACAAGTCCGGCCTCCGCATCCGCAATCCATCGCGAGCTTCTCGCGTGTCTGATTCGAGCGGGGGAATTGAGTGTTGAATGGAAGCTCGTGCTGTGCGCGACGCATTCCGAACCCCGCCTGCCGAAATTTGCTCGGCTGGCAATCGCGCTGGTCGCCTCACGCGCCCAGTCCAAGTGCGTCGCTGTCGCGGATAACGTGATCGACGGAATGCTGTCGCTGGTTCGCGGCGAACGTCAACGAGTGACGCGAAAGCTCCGCTCGTGCCAAGCCGACCTGGCATTTCTCGGGGCTGCCGACCGGACGGTGGCAGCCATCATCCGCAAATCCACCACCCGCGCTCGTCATGGCAACTGATACGCTGGAAAACGCGCCAGCCGTCGCCGTGGACTTCGAGACGTTCTACGGCAAGGACTGCGACATCAAGTCACTTGGCCAGTGGCACTACCTGAACGATCCAAGGTGTGAAATCTATCTGATGGGTATCGCCGGGGACGGCATCTCATGGGCCGGTAATCCGAAGGACTTCGACTGGAGCTTGCTCGATGGCAAGTTCATCGTCGCCCACAACCTTTCGTTTGACGGCCTCGTGATGGCGAAGCTCGCCCGCGACGGCGTGATCCCGAGCCATGTCCAGTTCGCCGGAGGCGGCTGCACGGCCAACCTGTCGGTGTATCTCGGGGCACCGAGAAACCTGGCCGGTGCTGCCCGCGAGTTGCTTGGCGTCGATGTCACCAAAGACCTGAGGACGTGGATGAAGGGCAAGACGTGGCAGGACGCAGTCGATGCCGGTCGCGCCTACGAGATGCGTGAATATGTCCTGCGGGACGCCCGGACATGCTTCGACCTATGGCAGAAGCACTCACACGAATGGCCGGCTCACGAGCGCGAACTCGCCCACCTTACGATGACCGCTGGGTGGAACGGATTTCGCATCGACCAGACGATGACGGAGCAGGCTGCGGCATCGCTCGACCTCGTGATGTGGCAGGCCCGCAATGACATCCCGTGGGCCGATGGCGATACCGCCGTGCTTTCGATCAAGGCACTTGGCGAACACTGTCGCGCCAACTCCATCCCGCCACCACCCTCAACGTCCGAGGATGACCCGGCGTGCGCGGCATGGGAGGACAAATACGGCGAGCAGTTCCCTTGGGTGGCCGCAATGCGGAATTACCGGAAGGCGAACATGCTTCGCGAGAAGCTCCGCGTGATGACCGACCGGATCCGCCCGACCGATGGGTGCATGGGCTACGGCATGAAGTATTTCGGTGCGCACACTGGCCGCTGGAGCGGCGATGCCCGGTTCAATGTCCAAAATCTTCCACGCGGGGAATCCTATGGCGCAGACCTCCGTGGCTGCATCGTCCCTCGTCCCGGGAAGGAGTTCGTCATCTGTGACCTGTCGCAGATCGAGCCGCGTGTACTCGCCTGGCTGTGCGGTGACACGATGTTGTTAGAGCAACTCACCAATGGCGTTCCTCTCTACGAGGCGCACGCGCGCGCCACGATGGGATGGACGGGAGGCAACCTGAAAAAGGAAAACCCCGAAATCTACGCACTGGCGAAAGCCCGTGTCCTCGGCCTCGGCTACGGGTGCGGACCCGCGAAGTTCATCGAGGTCGCCCGCACGATGGCTGGCATTACGATCACTCCGCAGGTGGCGACACGCACGGTCGAAGCATTCCGCGGGTCGAACCGGAAGATCACCGCGCTGTGGAACCGGTTGCAGAATGACTTCCGCCGGTCGTCCGGCGGCGACTTCGTCGTCGAGCTGCCATCCGGACGCCGGTTGACTTATCGCGATGTGTCGTCGGCGAGTGGCTGGACGGCACGGGTCGAACGCGGCGGTCGCCGCATACCATTCTACGGCGGAAAACTCTGCGAAAACCTCGTCCAGGCGGTAGCACGCGACGTGTTCGCCGAGTCCCTGTTGCGGCTGCGTAGGCTGGGAGTGGATGTCGTCTTTCACGTCCATGACGAGGCGGTGTGCGAGGTCGCTCCCGGCACCGACCCCCACGAGATCGAGCGGATCATGTCCATCACCCCTGACTGGCTCACCGGCTGCCCGCTCGCCGCTGAAGCCGTCGTCACCACGCGCTACTGCAAATGAACGCCCCTACCACAACATTCCCCAAACTTTTCTGCCTCGAAAACCTGTCCGGCCAGCGCGTGATGCTGGAGGAGCCATGGTCTCCCCATCTCAACGGTGCCCGTGCGGTGCCCTCCGGTCTCGACAAGGAGGGATTCCGCCGATGGTGCTCCGACCCGTCCACTAGCAGCTTGTTCTTCTCCGGATACGAGGCCGCGAATGCCGCGCTTCGCCTCGGAGACCAGAACCCTCCCCAGTTCATGCACGCGCTGGTGGTGGACTACGACGCGAAGGTGGCCTCAGGCGAAATCGACGCATTCCTCAAACGTGCGAACCCGGAATACCCGCCGAACATGGTGGCCGCCTCGTTCTCTGGCAATGCCCGCGCCGTCTGGTTGTTCTCTTCTCCGCTGCCGGTGTTCGACCGGAAGTCGCAGAAGGCGATCCTCACCCGGTTCAAGAAGGAACTGAAGCTCAAGAAGCTGCTTCCCGGACTGGACGAGGAGGCGCTGGAACGACCGTCGCAATACTACCACTGCGGCGACGGGTGGCGCGTCGTCCACGATTCGTTGATGCCCGTGGACTTGCTCCAAGCATGGGCCATCCAGGCATCGAAGGCCACGGACTGGCGCACCCTCGGTGAGGTCATCCCGATTGAGCGGGTGGCCGACGAGGTTGAGAAGCGATTCCCCGGACGCTGGCCCGGGCCATTCGAGGAAGGTGCCCGTGGCCCGCGGTTCTGGGATGAAAGCGCCGACTGCCCGGGAGCAGCCATCATCCGGCCAAGCGGCATGCAATGCTTCACAGGTCCGAAACCATTCGTCACCTGGGTCGAGATCTTCGGCAAGAAGTTCACCGACGCGTTCCGCGCCTCCACCATCGGTGCCGCGATCAACGGGACGTGGTTCGACGGACGCGACTACTGGATCCAGATCGGCGGTATCTGGAGGCTATTCAAAAAGCCCGACATCTCACTCCATCTGCGGGTTGCTCATGCAATATCCGACGAGCGCCCCGGTGGAGCCACGGCATCGCCACTCGACATCGCGCTCGAACAAATCCACCAGCAACGGTGCCTCGATGGTGCCGCGCCGTTTGTGTTTCGCCGCGACCACCTGATCCCATTCGGCGGCAAGCGGTATCTCAACATCAGCCGGTCACGTATCATCGAGCCGATGGCCGGCACGGGCGAATGGGGCGATGGCTTCCCGTGGATCGCCGACTTCCTCGCCGGGTTGTTCGATCCGGATGAGCAACTCGACTTCTTCCTGTCGTGGTTGGCCTACGCCTACCGCCACGCGCTCGCAGGCAGGCCGAAGAACGGTCAGGCGATCTTCCTCGCCGGTGACGTGAACCAGGGGAAGACGCTCGTCTCCAACGTCCTCATCGGCGGCCTGTTCGGCGGCCACATGGATGCCTCCGATTTCCTGTTAGGCGAATCCCGCTTCAACAAGGAACTCTTCGAGGTGGGCGTGTGGGCGGTGGACGACACGGTGCCGTCGTCGGACCCGAAGAAGCAGCAGCTCTACTCGGCGATGCTCAAGAAGATCCCGGCGAACTATGCGTTCCAATACCATCCGAAGTTCCGCGACCAGATCATGCTGCCGTGGGCCGGTCGCGTTGTGATCACGTGCAATGCCGACCCGGAATCGATCCGCATCCTGCCAGACGTCGAGATGAGCATCCTCGACAAGATCTGCTTGTTCCGCATCCGCACCGCCGAACGCAACTTCACCGATGCCGCCGACCATATCCGTGCCGAACTTCCGGCCTTCGCCCGGTGGCTCCGCGATTACGAACTTCCCGAGCATTGCCAAGGGGATGTCCGCTTCGGTGTCCGCTGCTACCACCACGCCGCGTTGATCGAGACTGCGCGCCAGTCGGGCAACACGGCGGGCTTCATCGAGCTTCTGGAGCGGTTCCTGCGCTCGTGGTTCTCCGACCCCGGCCAGACCGACTGGACGGGCACAGCGACCGACCTGCTCGCGGAAATGATGGCTGACGAGTCCACCAAGCACGTCGCGGCCAAATACACGCCCGACCAGATCGGACGCCGGCTCGGGCAACTCAAGAGCCAGGGATACCCCATCGACTATGGGCGCAACAGCGAGCGCCAGCGCACGCGGACGTGGAGCATCCAACGCAATCGAAACCAAGAAACCCTCACAGAAGATGAATCCGATCCTTTCTAACTGCTCGCGCGGACACGTCAACGTGTCCAAAACCGCTAGTGTCCGTGCAACGTGTCCGAACCGTAGTCCGTTGATCCTGTTGGGTTTGCGGATTCGTCGGACACGTGGACACGTTGTGGAGCGAAAAACCATTTCATGTGTGCGTGCGTGCGCACACGCACATGCGCGCACACGCATACATAAACACACATACTTAGTGTCCTTAGTGTCCACGTGTCCGAAACCCTTATTTTTCAAGGGGTGCAGCGTCGGACACGTTGCGGACACTATGGGCCTAGTGTCCGAACATGCGAAGGAGGTCGCCCTGCCATGAAGGACGATTACTCCAAACGGCAATCCGCCAAGGATGCCGATTACGAACGCCAATACCAGACGTGGGTCGATTCCATGTCTCTCGACGAACGTCGTGAAGCGGAGAAGCTCGGTCTGCTCAAGCCCTGCGTCCAACGCTACGGCAACGGCGCTCCCGACCGCGACATGGCCGACTCGCCACTGGCCAGCCACGAGCCTGACATCGCCGCGCTGGTGGACCATGAGGCCGATCTCAAAACCCCTCAGACCCGTGAAGTCGCAGATGTGCTTCGCCACTTCGTTGCCGACCTACTCTCCGAAGGCAACACGAGGCTGACAGTGGAGTGCCTGGCCGTGGCTCTTGGCCTCAGCGCCTACGACGGCGAGACCATGACCGACATCGCCAAACGCCACGGCATCACCCGTGCGGCAGTGTCGAAGAGGTGCGTTGACATCACCGAAAGGCTGAATCTTCCACCTTCAAGGGCCATGCGAAGCACCCGAGCACGCAGGATATACCAGAAGGCACAACTCAAACGAAAACGCCAACCCTGACCATGAACACGCTCGCCATCAATGACCCGAAATTCACGATTACCCCCACCGGTATCGACTTCCATCACGACCTCACCTTCGAGGAGTGGGACGAACTCGGAACCAAGCTCACACCGGTCGGCAAGTCCATCGGGTTCATCATCGGCGACTGGATCAACTACGGCCAAAAAAACTACGGCGAGAAATACGACGAGGCGGTCGCCCGCACTGGCATGGACTACGGCTATCTCCGCAACATCGCCTACGTCGCCCGCAAAGTGGACTTGTCATGTCGCCATGACAACCTCGGCTTCGAGCACCACGCTGTCGTCGCGAAGCTCAAGACCGAGGAGGAGAAAAAGCACTGGCTCGACTTGGCCGAAGAGCACGACCTCAGCGTTCGTCGCCTGCGCAAGTCGATTAACTTCGGTCGTCTCGCCACCGATGACGAAGTCCAGGGCGATCCCGCCGACCGCGGCCATGTGACCTATCTCGCACTACTCAATCGCATTCGCCGCTGGTGGGCGCGTGAGACTCAAAAGGCACCCGTCGATGAATGGGACGAGGACCGCCGCCAGGGACTCAAGAAAGACTTCAAGCTGATCCTCGACATTTACGAGGCGCTTTGAACCCAAACCACAACCACAAACCACCTGAGATCATGTCTGACTTCTTCTCCTACCTATTCTTCACCATCGGCTTCTGCGCCACCATCTTCGGCACCGTTGCTGCCATATTCTGGGCGATAGATCGCTCCGACAAGGCAAAGCGGGAGCGCGATGAACGCCACCGTGAACTGGTTCGCAAACTTGGCGACATCGAGTTCCATCTGAAACTCAAGAAGGACGCCTAACTAAAACGCAGGGAGGGACGGTCCCAGGCGAGACTCATACCCTTGCCATCTGCGGGTTCAATTCCCGCCCCTGCAACCACACCTTACTATCGTGTCTGCCACCGCCACTCCCGCCCAAAGGTTACACCGTGTCCTCGGTGAGGGGGCGCGTCTGATGGCCTTGTGCCCCGGTCAGACCAGCATCGACATGACGCCCGACATCATGGCACTCCTCGACGGGGTGCAAATCGAGGCGCGAGGGTTTGAACCGATCAAGGAATCTATTGAACCCAAGGTAGCTGGCAGGGATGTCCCCACCCGTGTCCAATTCCCGTGAAATGTGCCATTCGCGTTTCCCACATAACCGAGGCTCAGGACGTTGACTCCGGGCGCGGGGGAAATGGCTACATCCCGCTTGGAATCGAAGTTTCTGCTGCTCTGGAGAGTGGCGCAAGGCCCGCCCTTGGAGCGGGAAGTGAAGTTCCATGCTTCCCGTCGCTGGCGTGCCGATTTCGCCCACCTAGCAAGCCGCACGCTGATCGAGATCGAGGGCGGTATTTTCCTCCCCGGCGGTGGCCGGCACAGTCGCGGGGTGGGTTACGCCAAGGACGCCGAAAAATATCTCGAAGCAGTATTGGCGGGCTGGCGGGTGATCCGGCTGACTGAAAAGCAGTTGGAGATCGGGACGATTGAGAGGGTAGCCTCCTTCATTCGGCACGAAGCCGCTCCCACAACAAGCGAATGATTTCCGCCGAGACATCATCCTCATGAGTTGTTCCGAACCTATCTTTCCCATCCTGCATGATTCGGGATTCGCCGTCCCAAAGGCTGAGATGATTGCGGACATACATCCCAAGCCCGAAGTGCGTGTTGATGAGATCCTGTTCGGCAAGCGCCTTGAGTTGGTCGAGAGATTCCGCAGGCAGTGTGTCTGCCAGATAGGCGACGGCTTCGTCCACCGTGCTTGGCATTTCGTCCTGTGGAGGAAAATTGATATTCTTGGCCATGGCAGCTATGATTCACTCCATGCCGATGCTTCGCAATCTGATTGTCCTGATCCTCTGTGCCATTCTCCCAGCCTGCGGGGAACCCGCTTCCAACCACGCGCGGATGATCAAGTCGTTGATCGAGCCAGCGAAACTGGCCACCCTGGGGGATCGCGGAGCCAACCCACGAACTCAGAAGATCACGGCAATTCTCTGGAAAGCCAAGCAGGCCGGGGAGGATCCGGCGAAGGTAGCCGCGCAAGCGGTCGATCTCATCGGGTGGGGCGGAACAACGAAGGGCAGCCTGACTGCGGAAGCCATTGTGCGAAACCTCACGATTGCCGAACGCCTTGGTTCCGTTACTCCTGAGGACATCGAGGCAATGTCCCGAGGTCGAGCGGCCACAGTGCGGAAAGGCCCATACGCGGGGGAGATTCTGTCCGTCGATCACATCATCCCGAGAGCGGTCGCGCCGGAACTCGATAATGTAATCGCGAATCTCGAACTCATGCCGCTGAGCGTGAATCAGCGCAAGGGGAACAAGGTGACCTCGCGCCAGGCAGACCTCGCCCGCAAGCTCAACGCGGCGAGACTGTTCTCGGAAGAAGGACTCAAGCGTGTCCTTGCCGTCCAGCAGTGAGACTGCCTCAGTATTCTTCCGGAAGTAGGATGCAGGTTGAAGATCGATCCGCCTCAGTGATGATGTAGATGCGGCGCCCGCTCCCGAGCTTGTAGTGGCTTAGGATGCGCAATCCATGTTCGAGAGCTTCCTCGTTCGCCAGCTTGTCGCATTCGTCGAGGTCGCCCCAGTCGCCGCAGTGGTGGCGATGCATGTAGGGCACCAGGTCGATACCGAGTGCCAGAACAGCGGGAGTGGCTACGGTCTGACCGACCGGAAAGCGGGGTTGCATGATTCGATAGGCCATGGCGGTTCAGTCGTTGGAGGTTCCCCATTCTGGGTGGCGCTTGCCAGTGGCGATCAGGCCGGAGGCGAGCATGTCTTCGACGAGTGCCTTGGGCGGCCACTCACGATGTGGTTTGCCGGTCTGCATCTTGGACGCGCGGGCAGTCGCCCGACAGTAGGATGGCAAGTCAGCTTCCGGGTTGAAGCTATCGCCCCGGAGTTGTGTCATCAGGTCGGTGGCATCCACGGCGGAGAATGTCGCGCCGTCGATGGTGTGGTATTCGGTGTTCATGGTGGGTATTGTCTTCATGGTTGGAGATCATGCAGCCAGTTTTTTGGCACGGGCGGTGTAGAATTTAGTGAGGCCGCGGGCGTCAATGGCTTGGAAGAACCACTTCATGCGACCCATCCCGATGCCGGTGTCTTCCGGACGGTTGCGGACGGCGGCGGCGGATTCCGCTGCGTCGAAGAGGCGAGCCATCAGGCGTACCCAGTTGGTGATCTTCTCGGGGCAGGTCGTTCCAGAGTGGTGACGGACTTCCAACGTCTGGTGGCGGAAGTAGGAATGGATGTTGAGCTTGCGATAGCGGCAGGGGTAGAGCGCCTTCATTTCCTCGATGCTGCGGCAGGCGTCGATTTTTCGAAAAAGGCGGGAGCATAGCCCTTTGTGGTCGCCTGCCCCGATGGGTTCGTATGGCAGGTTGGTTTGGCAGTAGCGGTTGGCATTGCCCCTGCGGGATGCGGGCTGGAAGGTATCGAGAACATCCTCGAATTTCAGCCACATCTTGAATAGGTTCTTTACTGCTTTCAGAGACATCGTGCGGGCGTCGAAGTGGACGTGAAGTCCGCAGCGCTTGTCCACCTTTGCTCCTGCGGATTCGAGTGCGGCGGCGGCTATCCGGACTTCCTCAAGACCGGCTTCACCTTCGAGGACTGGTGAGACGAGTTCCAGACCGCATGACCCGTCGCTTACGATCTTCCAGTGCGGTGTCGTGTCGTGTGTGTAGTAGGAGGATTCGACCCGGATGCCGGCGGCTCTCAGGCTCATCGCTACTTGGTCTGCGGAAATGGTGGAGAGGAATTCGATCTCAACTCCGAAGCGGCGGGACATTACTGGTGTTGTCATAGTTATCATCTGCCAGATCAACACCACCTGTCCATGGCTTTTTGTTCATACTAACAAAAAGACGAAAAACACCAAATTGGCATGCGTCTTGAGTCTCATAATCCATGCTAATTTGCTATTTTTGTAGCACTCGGAAAGACCCGTGATTGGCACGCTTTATGAGTCTCAAAATGTGTGCCAATTCGATGTCTTTTTCCTTTTTGTTAGGCGGGAAAGAAAGACGAAAAAAGACATGGACTCAAGTTGTCAGACTGGCAGATGAGAGACGATGAAAGCAACAACACCAGCCATCGAAGCATACGGAGTGAAAGGCATGAAATCCACCGCCTGGCGCAAGACTTTCAAGAGCACCGAAGCACTAAATGCATGGGTCGAAAAGCTCGGCGCGGAAGTCCACGGAATCCGCGAAATCCAACCCGATGAAGTGACCTTCCGCTGAAAATCCAACCAACCCTAACAATAGCATAAAACCATGTACACCGCCGCAGAAATTGATGCCATGACCATCGAGGAAATCGAACAAGTCGCTGAACTGCTCACCGACGAGGCCCATGAAGAATGGGCCGCTGCCGGATACTCCGGTGAGGCCTACTCCAAGCTCGGAATGAGCGATGCCGAGAAAGCCGTCAATTCCCACTAAATTCAACCAATAGAACAAAAACCATGAGCACCATCAACTTCGCTAACTGGACAGACGCCCAACTCAACATGACCCCGGACTTCATGTTCGGGAACCAGCTGCCCCTCGCAAAAGCCGAGATCCAACGCCGCAAAGACGAAGGCATCTGGCTCACCGACGGCAGCACAGAGCGGGTCGCGCAAATGATCCGCGACAACACGCCAGCCAGCCGCCGCAAGTTCTCCCGCCGCGCCCGCCGCTAACCCCCAACCCTACCACACACCACCATGGACATCGAATACATCAAACAGCACCGCAGCCTCACTCTCGAATTCGGGCGCGGCGAAACCTACTGCTCCAACAAGCCGACGCTCTACGGTCACTCAACCTATGGTCGCAGCTCGGTTCTAGCCGGTCGTCCGCGCCGGGTCTTCATCGAAAGCTGGGACGATCTGGACACCGCACGCGCCGAACTCAAGGGCGCGAAGATCCGCTATGCCGACCTCTGCGACACGCACGGATCCACCCACATCCCGGTGGATGTCATCACCGCAGGCCTCCCAGACGAAGACATCTAACACCCAACCCCTGAGATCCCATGAAATCCGAATCCGACATACTCGATAAAATCCGCAAGCTTCTGCGACTGGCCGACCGATCCCGCGGTTCCACCGAGAACGAAGCGAAGGTGGCTCTCGCCAAGGCACAGGAATTGATGACCCGCCACAACATCGACTCGGCACTGCTCCGCATGGAACGCGGTGAATCGAGCGGCGCGGGCTTCACCGTCAACAAGGGCAAGGTCGATTTGCCGAAGACCCTCAACCCTGCTGACCTGATGATCCTCTCGATTCTGCAGGCTCACTTCAACGTGAAAACGATCCTGATGCCCAACGGCCGAGGAACGCCGGTGGACATCATCGGTGCCGCCGCCGACATCGACTTCGCCATCTACGCCTTCAATTACCTGCGGCAGACCTTCTTCCGCTGTTGGAACGAGTTCAAGCGGAGCCACGCCAATCCGGACAAGGCATCTTACTACCGGGGCTTGCGCGACGGCCTGAACGCCGAACTCAAGGCGGCAAAGCAACGTGCCGAACAATCCTACGCCGCAGACCAGCGCCAGACATACGGATTGGTGCTCGTGGATCAGGAGGCGGCCATCACCCGCTATGTCGAGGAGGCATACGGCAAACTTCGCACCCGTTCGCAACGCCGCCGCCACCTCCATTCCGGAAGCTACGTCGCCGGGGAAACCAAGGGCCGAACTATCCAAATCAACCGCCCACTTCCGTCATGAAAACTATCCAACAAAAAGACGAAAAAAGACATGGACGTGCCCAATCAGACGGGCAGATGAGGGATGCTATGACAACAGCATCATTCCCTAACAACTATCTGGCCAAGGCGATGCAGCAAAGCATTCGCGAACTTGAGAAGAACGGCTTCACCGCCCGGCGAATCATGCCGGTCGATCCGATGGCCGGCATTCATGCCCGCGAATTTCGAGCCGACTTCGCCAAGCAAACCAAAACCGGACTGCTGGTGTTCAGCGTCCGGATCGACACCGACGGCAACGTCACCAACAGCAAACCATAACCAAACACCACCATGAACAAACTGTATTACATCGTCTGCGACGACAAGGAAACCAACGTATTTGAAGGCCGCTACCAGGGTCGCACCCGAGGCGAGGCACTGAAGTTCCTCAAGCAAACCATCGGGCGCAAGACGCTCAACGGACTGGTCTTCACCATCACCGAAATCCCCGTGCCACTGATCCGCGAGATCGTCGCGGAAATCCTCGCCGGGGGCGATGGCAATGTCACGCCAGCTGCGAACGTCGTTCCACTCACCCGTCCAGAGCCGGTAGCCAGCCCGGGACGCTACGACGCGTTTGCCGACGCGGCTGAGCCCGACCCAACGCCAGCGGAGAACACGCCACCCAAGGCCAAGGCATTCAAGACAAAAGCATCCAAGCCCGCAAAGAAAGTCGGCAATCCCGGCCACGGTGACGACCACTGGTCGAAGGTGAAAGCTCACTGGCTAAAATGCCGCAGCGTGAAACAGACCGCTGAGAAGTTCGGACTGTCCCCCAACTCGATCAAAACCCGCATCCGCAGGGAGGGCTGGAACAAATGAGTGCTCCCCAATGGACACCGGCCATCGGCGGTGGTGCGACCGTCTGCCACTACAGTGACCGGTCGGCTTGCACGGTCGTCAGGATCAGCGCAAGCGGGCGCACCATCTGGATGCAGGAAGACAACGCCGTTCTCGACGGGTGGAAACCCGAGGTCGTCGCCGGGGGATTTGCCGGACATTGCGTGAACAACGCCGAGCAGACCTACAAATATTCGCTCAACCCCAATGGGGTGACCCACCGTGCCAGCCGACGCAAAGACGGATGGTTCCGCACTACTAACGGCGAGCCGGTCGTCCCCGGCCGCCGCCACTTCCACGACTACAATTTCTGATGAAAGTCGAAGTCCGAAAATACCTCAAAGCCGATGGCTTTCCCACTCGCTACTGGTCGGTAGTGTTGGATGGCGACTTGCTCGCCGTCACGCTCTACCGCAAGGGTGCGGAGGCGGTTGCCAGGGCCATCACCAACACCAACCAATATCCCCATGTCACGACCCTTGAAGATTCTCCTAACCCCGCCGACACGCCCTACAAGCCCACCGCTGGCTTGGCGTCCTACCGGACCCGATGACCTCTGTGGCCCTGCCGCCACGGTCGCAGCTCGTCTCGTCTCCAAGGCACATAAGCTCCACGATGATCCCAGCGTTCCGGTAAAGATACTACTCTACGGCCCGCCCGGTGTCGGGAAAACCAGCATCGCCGACATGGTGGCCGAGGCGCTTTCCGGCACTCGTTTCTCCATCGAGGAGTTCAACGGCAAGCTCGTCACCGTCGAAACCGTGAAGCAGTGGATGAGCACACTCGGTGTGTGTTCGCTGTTCGGAGTCTATTCCGTAAAGATCATCAACGAAATGGATCGCTGCACGCGGGACGCACAGGATCTTCTCCTGAGTTATCTCGACCGCATGCCACCTGGCCGCGCCGTGATAGGCACGAGCAACCTGCAACTCGACTTGCTCACCGAGCGGTTCCAGACGCGATTCCAATCGATCAAACTCGCTGCCCCGACGACCGAGGAAATCGCCGCCATGCTACGCCGCCACTGGCCAGTCGATCAAGCCACCGCGCTACGAATCGCAGTTGGCTCTGGTGGATGTGTTCGGGCCGCTCTCGCCGATCTGGAATCCTGGCTGGATGCCAGCGATTGTTGACAGCGGGCTCCACGGCGATGACGGAAGATTCTCCCAAAGCCCGCACCCTAGCCAACGGCATCGAAGTCTGGTGTTCTTTCGACAAGCTCGTGCCGGTCGGTGAACTGAAACCGAACCCGCGCAACCCGAACACCCACCCGCAGCGGCAGATTGAGCTGCTCGCCAAAAACATCCGCTATTTCGGATGGCGACAGACGATCACAGTTTCCAATCTCACCGGCCTGATCGTATCGGGTCACGGTCGCCTGATGGCAGCCAAGCACCTCGGAGCAGAGGTCGTGCCAGTGGACTATCAGGACTTCGCCAGCGAGAACGATGAACTTGCGGTGTTGGTTGCGGACAACCGGTTGGCCGAACTTTCCTCGGTTGATCTCAACGAACTCGAAAAGATTGCCAGCGAGTGGAAGGCCGCTGATTTCGACACGATCCTCGCCGGTTTCGAGCCTGCCGATCTCGAAGGATTGTTGAATCCCGGCGGCGATGACGATGAAGAGGATGACGATGACCGCCACGACAAGGAACTCGACAAGAGTGATGTCACTGTCGCGGTCGGCCTCTATCGGTTCCGCATCACCCAGGAAGAGTTCATCGCGTGGTGCGACCGCGTGAAACAAGACGCCGGTTTCGACAAGGAAAGCGTGCTCAACGAAATCCGCAGCCGCCTCGTAATATGAATATCACACTCGAACCTATCGACGCTGTTCGACCATCAACTTACAACCCCCGGTCGGCGGTGCCGGAGCGTCTAGACTTGATTGAGCTATCTCTTCGCAAGCTCGGCTTCATTGCTCCGATCTTCGCGGACTCGGACGGTGAAATCCTTTCTGGCCACCAGCGCCACCTTGTTGCATCGCGTATGGGTGCCACGCACGTCCCGGTATCCCGAACCAAGGCGCTCGACCTCGATCAACGCAAGGCGCTCAACATCGTGTTCAACCGGGCGACCAACGATTTCGATTTCAATAGCACACCCGGACGCGTCACTAGCGAGTTGCAATCACTAGACATTGAAGCACTCGCCGCCCGCATCCCCGACAAGGAGGTCGGCAGCGATGGTTTTCTGCGATGCCTCAAGCCCGCGGAAGTCGCGGTCAAGGATCTCTGCCGTGTAAACTCGGGCCACTGGATCCAGTATGCCCGCAACCTCGCCCGCACGCTGCATCGCCACGGTATTCTCATGCCCATCGTCTGCCGCGAGGATCTAACAGTCATCAACGGCATCGGTCGTCTGGAAATGCTGGCGGAAAAAGGTGCTGTATTCGCTCCGGTCGTATTCGTCACCGACGAGGAAGCGGAGTTTGCCCGGGCGATGATGAACCTGCTGTCGATGGACTTCGACATCCACACGCGCTACGCCGACATGCTGCGCTTCAATTCGTTTCGGCGAGCACGCCGCGTCAGGCGCGAGCTTGGCAACGGCTTCATCTTTGCCACGCACGGCGCAAAGCCATGCAAGGATTTCGACATCGGCAAACCCGCCGACAAGGCACGGTGGGTGAAGGAACACGGCACGACCATTCTTGACTTCGGTGCCGGTCACCTGACGGAAACATTCCTGCTGCGCCAGACCGGGATCGATTGCACTCCGTTCGAGCCGTATCGACTCGGACCAGGGGGCATCAACAAAGCGGAGAGTTTGGAACTCACCCGTGCATTCCTCGCCGAAGTTGCGGAGGGCAAGGAGTGGACGAGCATCTTCATTGCAAGTGTGCTGAACTCCGTGCCGTTCCGTGAAGACCGGGAGCACATCGCCTGTCTTTGCGCCGCCCTGTGTAAGCCGTTCACCAAGGTCTATGCCTGCGCGTCCTCGGCGGGCGAATCCGGCTGGCGGCAGGTCAACGGGAAGGCGTTCATGAACGAATCCAACGCGGGAAATATTGCCTTCCGCCTCGATTACGAACCGGGAATCCGCATTGGCGACTTTCAGGACAAACCCAAGGTTCAGAAGTACCACACCGTTGCCGAGTTCAAGGATCTCTTCGGCACGTTCTTCCGCTCGGTGCAGGTCGATGAGTTCTCCAACAACATCAACGCGGCGTGCGCGGCAGCTCGCCCGGTCGATCCTGCCCGATTGCGAAAAGCTATCGAATTTGAATTCGATCTGCCGTATCCGGACGGCACCCGTATGGATTTCGTGAAATGCGCCATGGACTCTTTCAGCAAACGTCTTCAGATTACCCTATGATCATCCTGCTAGATCTAAACTACACTCTGGTGGCAAACAACCCGGCTCGTGGAACCACGCCCGACCGCATGGAGAAACGCCTCGCAAATGAACAATACCGGCAATGGCTGGTGGAACTTGTTAGACCCAACATCGTAATAATCATGACCGCGCGTCCCATCACCTGGATGGGGAAAACTCTCGACCGTATCGAGGAGCAAACCGGGTGGCGACCGCAGGAAGCGTGCTTCGCACCGAAAGGCTGGTGGAACCCACCGGCAATCAAAGAGCATTTGCTCAAGCAGCACGTTTTCCCGTTCCACGGGGAGCACGCCCGCTACATCGCTATCGAGAGCAACCCACGAACGCGCGAGATGTATGCGAAGTTCTCCATCCCAAGCTTCTGGGTTACGGAAGAAGGCACCTGCCTCACCGAAGGAACGCGGATCGTAAAACGCCTACCGCGTTGACATCGGTTACGCGGGCATGAGTGAAGCCCAACGTGACGAAGTGATTCCACGCGGAGTCTGGCAGTTCGATCAGGAAGTGACCTCCGTGTTCGACGACATGCTCCAACGGAGCATCCCGCAATACAACGCGATGCGTGTCGTAACCTTCGAGGTCGGACGCCGCTTCGTGCAACCGGGCACGACGATCATCGACATGGGTTGCTCCCGCGGCCAGGCACTGCTCCCATTCGTATCTAACTTCGGGGACTCCAACGACTACATCGGTCTGGAAATCAGCGAGCCGATGATTCAGGCCGCACAAGAGAACTTCTCCTACCACCCTCACGGCAATCGTGTCACCGTCCAGTCTGCCGACCTGCGCCACGAGTTCCCTGCCGTGACATCCAGCCTCGTGCTCTCGGTGCTCACCCTGCAATTCACCCCTATCGAATACCGCCAGCAGATCGTGCGGCGAGTATTCGAGTCACTGGCTCCCGGCGGTGCCTTCATCCTCGTGGAGAAGGTGCTCGGGGCCACTGCCAAGCTCGATCAGGCATTCGTGGAACTCTTCCTCCAAATCAAGCGGGAGAATGGGTATTCTGAGGATCAGATCGACCGCAAGCGGATGTCTCTTGAAGGAGTGCTGGTGCCTGTCACCGCCCGCTGGAACGAGGAGCTACTTCATCAGGAAGGCTTCACTTCGGTGGACTGCTTCTGGCGGCACCTGAATTTTGCCGGATGGGTAGCGATCAAACCATGAGCAAAGCACGTCCACATGAAGAAGGGCGGCCATCGCTTGATCCGGAAGTCGCTGGGAAGATCCTCGATGCCGACTTCCAGAACATCGTGAAAAAGGTCGCGGCGGGAAAGCCGCTAACGGTTGCCGAACGTGCTCGCATCGAATCCCGAGCGGCCGGTAGTGTGGAAACTCTCGCTTATGCAAAGACCCTCGTGGAACTGGCTGCGGTGCTTGGAGTTTCCCGCAGGACACTCTCCACATGGCAGAAGATGGAAGGTGCCCCCAAGGCACTCTCCAACGGACTTTGGCCGGTCGCTGATTGGCGAGAGTTCGTCAGGATGCGGGGCTTGAATGCCGGTCGTGTTCCGGTAGGCAACGAGGAGGCACTCAAAGCCCGCAAGCTATTGGCTGAGGTCGAGGAGAGGGAGCTACGCATTGCGATCAAGAAGGGCGAATATGTCGCACTCACCAAAGTGCGTGAGGAATGGATCGGGCTGGTAGCCCAGGCGACCGCCATCCTCCGCGCCAAGTTTGAAAATGAATTGCCACCCGTGCTCTCAGGTCTTGATGCAACTGGCATCCAGCGTGAGTGCCGCCGCGCCATCGACGAAGTCTTGCTCTGTCTCCACGAACCATGAACGCGCTCAGAAAAATCTGGCGTGAGGCTTGGCAACCACCTGACCGACGCCCCGCTTGGCAATGGTGTGAGGATCACATCGAAGCCATCCCGTATTCGCCCAACCCGGGACGCTTCCGTTCGGAGAACTCCCCGTGGATTCGCGAGGTCATGGAGGCGCTTGTCGATCCACGCGTCCGACTCGTTTCAATCATCGCATCCGTTCAGTCCTCCAAGACCACCGCGCCAGAACTCACGCTCTGCTACATCATCTCCAACCTGCCAGGGCCTGCGCTATGGCTCGACCAGACAGACGAGGACGCACGCGACTATTCCGAGTCACGCCTGCAAAAGCTTTTCGATCAATGCGAACCGGTCGCACGGTTGATGCCCACCGGTATCCATCGCCACAAACGCAAAAACAACGCGATCCAGTTTACCAATGGGATGACGCTTTGGATTCTCGGAGCGCACAACAAGACCAACCTGCAACGCCGTTCGATCCGCTGGTTAATCGGAGACGAAACGTGGCGCTGGCCGCAGGGGCACATGGCGGAGGCCGAGGCTCGCGTCACCGCATTCGGCTGGCTCGGTAAATGCATCTTCATGAGTCAAGGCGGCGAGGAGGATGACGATACCCACCGCAAGTTCGAGGCGACCGACCAACGCGAATGGACTTTCGCGTGCTCTCAGTGCGGCCACCGCCAGCCATTCAAGTGGGAATGCGTCGAGTGGAGCAAATCGGCCCGGGACGAAACCGGAGAGTGGGATTTTGACGAGGTTCGGCGCACCACTGCTTTACGATGCGAGTCGTGTAACCATTATTTCAACGACAGCGACCGCATGAGGCGCGAACTCAACGCCACCGGGCAGTTCATCAAGAAGAACCCCAAGGCATCGGCGGAAAATGTCGGATTCCACTGGAACGCCCTGTGCGCGATGAGCTGGGGACAACTCGCCGAACTCTACCTGCGGGCAAAGGCGGCGGCGAGGAAGGGGGATGTCTCGCTGCTCCAACAGTTCTATCAGAAGCGGCTCGGTCTGCCGTGGCGCGAATACGTCGAAGATTACAAACTGGAGATTGTAAAATCCGGCTACAAGCGCGGCGAGACATGGGAGGAAGAGGGCGCGATTGATCCAAAGTCCGGCAAAATCCTCGCCGCTCCGTTGCCCGAGCGCACCGGACTGATCCCGCTTCGCTTCATCACCGTGGACTGCCAGATGGATCACCTCTTCGTGGTGGTCCGGTCGTGGTCGGCGGAAGGATCAAGCCGACTGGTATGGAACGAGCGCATTCTCACTTTCACCGACATTGACGTGATTCAGGAACGCTTCGGCGTGCATTCAAGTCTCGTGTTTCTCGACGCCGGCTATGCGACCTATGACGTTTATCGCGAGTGCGCCAAGCGTGGCTGGGTGGCGCTGATCGGCGACCGTCGCCCAGTCTATGCCCACAAGGGGCGTGACGGCAAAACCATCCAGCGGTTCTACTCGCCGAGGCGCAAGGTCGTGCTCTCGCATCGCCAGCACTGCCACGTCCACTACTGGAGCAACCTCAACATCAAGGACACACTCGCCCGCCTTCGCCGCAATCAAGACCCGTCTCAGGGGCCGACGTGGGAAGTGCCGGACGACATCGACGACGACTATCTCGCCCAGATGGAAAGCGAGCATCGCATCAAGGAAAAGGGACAGTGGATGTGGAAGCAGATCGGCTCTCGACCGAACCACTACCTCGACTGCGAGGCGGAACAAGCCGCTGCCGCGACCATGCTCAAGATCGTTGGGCGGGAGTCCATTTCTGCCGCCCCGGTTGACACTCCGGACGGAGAGCAATGAAAACCGTCACTATCCTTCGCTTCCTCACCTTTCTTGGATCAGGTCTCACCGCATTGGCTGCTGCAGACCTCAGTGGCATCGCCAACCTCCTGGATCAGGAAAAGGCTCAATATCTACTCATCGCTGGGCCGGCCGCGCTTGCCCTAAAGGAACTGGTCGTCGTGCTCGGCGATCTCTTCGACGACGGCAAGCCGAACAAATCCTTCAAGATCGGCTTGTTCTGCTTCGCTATGGCGATTCTCACGCTGCCGTTTCTCTCGTCTTGCTCCACTTCGCCCGCTGTTACTGGTGAGTTCAACAGCAAGGACGGCAAAATCACAGTCCACCCCGACGGACGCGTTGAGATCGTTGTAGAACCCATCACCTCTAAGTAAGTCATGGCCACCGAATCGTTCATCGAGTGGTTCGCCACACAGAAGTTCCGCCACTTTAGCGCGGTAGAGTTCACCGACTATTTTACCAGCGAGCGCAAGGGCGTTAAAAACAGCCCACCTCCAAAGCGGCTGTGGAGAAATATCATTTCGACGCTACGCATCGCTGACGAACTCCGCGCCTCGTTTGGCAAACCATGCCGTATTTTGAGTTCCTACCGTTCGCCCGCATACAACCGCGTGGTTGGTGGGGGAGTGATGAGTCAGCACCTTGATTTCACTGCTCTCGACATCGCCGTCGATGGTATTCCGGCGCGTCGCGTTTACGAGCGCCTGCTTCAGTGGCGCAAAGAAGGCAAATTCACGGGCGGCCTAGGTTACTACCCATCTTCCGGCTTCGTCCACATCGATACTCGTCCCCGCAACGCAACCTGGTGGGGTTCCTAATCGCTAACGACATGGCACGCGGACTCTTCATCACCGGCTTCACAATTTCCGAGGTTCTGGCCATCCAAAGCAGAGCAAAGGAACTGCTATTGGAAGGCAAGACGATCATGAACTGGAACGATGCGGAAACATCCACCGCCAAGCAGTTCACCATGCCAATCGATCAGGTCCTTGATGAATGCGGCCATGCACTGCGGGTGCTTGATCCCGTCACGTATGGACGCCCGCGCATCGTCGCCACTTCCCGTGTTTCCGGATACCTACCGAAATGAACCGCCTGAGATCCATCGCCTGCCTTCTACTTCCCCCCGTGCTTGTTCCGAAAGCATGGGGTTCGCCGTTTGAGGCGGCCAACTGGTCGCCGCGTCGTGGATCGGTGCCGGGAGCCGCTCCGACTGATGCCCGGCAGGAACTCACGCCTTCGGTGCGCACCGAACTCGTCCGTAAATCACGCTACCTTCATAAGAACTCTGGTTTCGTGAGGGAATTGGTCGCCAATATGGCGATCTACTCGACCGGAGACGGGATCCGTGTCCAGGCGCAGTCAGCCGATCCGGAGTGGAACCGATTGGCCGAAACATACTTCGCCATGTGGTCATCCCGCTGTGAAGTGACACGGCGTTTCTCCTTCGAGGAATGCA